CTACGAGAACGAGCCGTCCTTCTGTCGCCACAGCGGGTCGCAATTCGATCCCTTGGGGGCGTTGCAGAACATCGCCGCCCATGCGCCCTTGGCGCCCTGGCCCTCGCGCAGGGTTCGGCCGTGCGGGCAGGAATCCCCGACAGGACCAGAGGGAGCGGCCGACTGGACCTTGCCGCCCTGGAACGTCTTGGGGGTCGAGTTGCCGCCCTTGCCGGCTGTGGGCTGGTGGGTGTCCCGCATTTTCACGGCGGCCGAACTCACCAGCTCGATCACGCCGTTATCGGCAAGAGCCTGAACCAGCTCCCTGACCCGCTTGGCGGTCTCGTCCGCGGTGGCGCCGTAGACGGTTGGCGTGAGCCACTCCGCGTCATAGCCAGCAGCGGCCTTGAGGGTGATTCCGATTCGGAAGGGGTTCGGGGCAGTGGCGGCAATAGCGTCGGTCATAGGCTTGTTCTCCTTTGGGGTGTCCGGCTCGCCCCAGGGGGAGGGGCCATCAAACGGGTTAGGGAAGCTCATTCAGCTCTCCAGATCGAAATAGCGCCCCACTTGAATCGCAGGACGCAAGTGACTGAGCAAAAAAGAGGCGCCTATATCGGGCAGGCGCCAGAAGCACAGATCTCGTCGTACGAGGTATCAGCGGTTTCAACGCCTACCGCTGCGGCCAGATCCTCATATTCCTCTTTCGAGATGCGTTCGTAAGGAGGTTGTTCGAACGACATCTCAGGGAATACCGTCGTTCCCTTTAGCTTCGGAAGGAAGGGAATCAGGGCATCCACCAGATCGTCAACCGTATAGACCTCTGGATCGACGTTGGCCGTGTAAGACACGGCCTGGTCTGCCCAGTGCTCTTGATAGACCGCCTGAACCGAGAGCATGTCTGTCAGGGACAACTGTCCGGCGTGCTCAAAGGAATCACCGATGTCAGCAAGTGGGTCCTTGGTGGGGATAGTGACAACGCTGGTGTTGGCTGCGTACTTATCCGGCTCAACGTCGTATCCCTTCCGTCGATACTCCTCCACCTGAGCCTTCTCGGTCGGCTCCAAGTCGCTAAAACGGATGCGCCGCTTGAAATAGCCAGCGAACGGAGCGTGTACCGCCTCACCCGATGTGCCGGCCAGCTTCGATGTGGTGCCTGTCGGGGCAATCACGCGCTTCTTGATAGGTACGGGAATCCGCAGGACGTTTGCGTATGCCGCGGCTTCCTTGTCGACTTCGTAGGCCAGGTCAGCAAGGTCCCACCCAACGAAGCCGAGGTCAGCAACCTCTGAATACCTGATCCCCTGCTTCACCAGAAAGTCAGCGAAACCAAGATGCCCCACACCGATACGTCGATACTTAGCAATGGCTACAGCCGACTTGGGGTCGGCCACTTCTGCGAAGGTTGCCCTGATCAGGTATCGCGTCAGGTACCGGTGCGCCTTCGTAAGCCCGGGATAGTCAACCTGTCCATCCGAGTCTACGAACGCGCCGAGGTTCACAGAACCAAGGTTGCAGGGCTCCCAAGGGGTAAGAATTGCCTCCCCGCAGGGGTTTGTAGTGTAAGTGCCGTCCACCTCCCCAACCGCACTTAGGGAGGAGTTCCAAATTCCCGGCTCCCCATTCCGGAGCATGCCCCTTGCAATCTCCCGAAGGATCGGCATGGAGGGTGACGACATCTTGTTGAGAAGGTCGATGAAGTCGCTGTCAATCTCGACGGATACATTCGTAGTCCAGTGTCCGCCCTCCGCCTTAATCCGCAGGAAGGTGTAGATCAGCGGGTCCCGCCAATGCATGATCGACATACGAGCCGATCGGCGGACGCCACCCGAAACGATGCACTGCGCGATCTCGTGATCAATCCGCATGGCGTCGATGCCGTGGAGCGGACGCCCGGTCCCCTCCTTCAGCACCAGGCCCACGGCCTTGAGCATCTGGCCGAAGGGTGCCGGCCCGCTGGCTGTACCCCCGAAGGCCTTCAGCGGCGCCCCCTTGGCTCGTACTCGGCTCACGTCGTACACCCGAGCCGTGTGACGCGTCTCAGGGGCATGAGCGGTTCGGATCAGGTCTCCCAGCGCCTCAGCCCAGCCCTCACGGCTGTCCTGGACCTGGTAGGCGCCTGCCCACCGGTGGCTGTACTCGGTGGAGATAAGTCCCGCCTCCACGAGGTCGAGGTAGTCACCGTGTGCGGGGTCGCAGACGATGTGCGCCTCTACCGGGACAACCAGCTCGGGGAAGCCTTCGAAGCACAGGCTGCTGTAGTTGGCACCGACACCCCCGCCCTCGGCCAGGCGGAGGAGCGTGAACGTGAAGTGTTCCTCAGGGTGCTTGGCGTCCCAGCCCGCCGCCCAACAGTTGTTGAGGGCGAACGGGTTGACTCCTGACGACTTGAGGTGTCGGCCCGCCGGCAGAACTTTGAAGCTACCGATCAGGTCGAGGAGGGCCGCCCGCTCCCCCTCCTCTGCGTACCGCTCGGGGACAAGCCTCAGGTTGCCGTCTACGACACGCTCAACCGTCTCGGGCCATGTCTCCTGTTCCCCGTTCGCCTTGACTCTGGAGTACGTACGTTCATAAACGGTCTTGGCCGTCTCGGTTGGGAAAGTCATGCAGTCACCTTTCGTAGATCACGATTCATCTGACGGGCCAGAGCATCGAGGCCGCGGAGGCTTGCCCGACGCTCGGTGTCGTCCTTCGGCGGGAGGCCATACACGTATCGACGCATCACGATCTCCCTCTGTGCCTTAGCAAGCCGGTTGAGCGCTGTGGAGGCGTCCATGCGAGCCGACATGAGGGCATCGGTGATGCGGCAGGCGAGGAGGTCATCCTTCCGGCCGAGCATCTGCCCTAGTTCCTCATCGGAGTAAAGGAAGGTGGCAAGGGCATTCTTTGCTTCCTCGGGGGTGTAGTAATACTTCCCGTCTTCCACGTCCCGCGCGTCTCGTTCCTTGGAGGCGTACTGAGTACCAGCCTTCTTGCAGAACATCCAAAGGAACTGGTCCTCGTAGTGCTGCTCAAGGTAGGTACGACGCTCATAGGCGTGGAGAAGAATCTCCTGCTTGACGTCGTCCTTCTCCACGACGCTCCAAGTCGAAGCGATGGACCGTGCAGCCTTGTCGGCTATCTCAGCCACATGCGCCCAGTCAACTACGGTCATGCGGCTACCCCCTTCTTAACAAAGCGCCCCCCGGCGCCGCGAACGATCTTTCCGTAGCGCTCGCCTTCTACGACGAAAGAGCCGTCACGGCGAATGTCTACGGGGTATGGCGAAACGTCGTGGTCACCGACGTAGAGGATTCCGAATCCAGATTGCCAGTTGGCAACTGCACCCGGCCCGAGGTATTGGGCCTTCCGCGGATCCATCATGTGCCCAACTTCGAATCCCCACCGCATTCCACCGAGGTGCGATGGGCCGTGCCGGCGGACGCCCAGGCGGTGCGTGTGCCCCATGACAAGGTTGGTTGTGGCCTTGCTTGCATGCCCATACGCGGTCGTTCCCGCGATGCTGGACAGGCCTTTGATCTCGTGCCCGTGGATCAGGGCCGTGTCCGGACCGACCTTGTGGAATGCGGGGGTAAGACTGATGCCGAATGAGTCGAAGTCGAGCAGCCTGGAAAAGTGGAAGTCATCGGCGTACTCGGCCAAGGCCGGAGCCTTGGCACTCAGGTAGGTACGGGGCCTCAGGTCGTGGTTTCCTTCAAGGATCCCAAAGGGGCCGTCGTAGACAGCCCGGATGGGTTCGAGAACTCGGCGCTTTGTAATTTCGGAATCGCTTCTGACCTGCTGCCGGTACTCGAACCGAGTTCCCTCGTTCCAGCGGCTCGGCGTCTCGTAGTCATTGAGGTCGCCAATCTGGTACAGCTCATCCGGTTGGTAATCCCCAATGAAGCCGATCAGATTGTTGAGGGCCTTCGGGTCGTGGTACGGCACCTGAAGGTCAGAGATAACAACTACTCGCTTCAAATCGGCTCCCCCGTACCCTTGGCGTAGGCGAGACCCCACGCATCTCCGTTGTCCTGCGCGCTCTGGACCAGGTTGAGCGCCAGTACCGTTCGTTCAGATAGGTGCGGGAAGAGTCGGCCTACGAGCGAGGATGCCGGGCGGGCTTCGAGCTGCTGCATCCATTCCAGCGGGACGCCAAGCCTGTGCAGCATTACCCCGATCACGCAGCCCGGGGAAACAGGAGTGCCGTCCTCGTCCTTGTGGACGTAGAAGCAACGGCCGCCCTCTTCGTCGGCGTCCATGTACTCGGGAGACGAGTAGACGTATTCCGCTCGCTCTGCCACCACCTCTCGCAGGGTGGAAAGAACAACCGCATCCGACACCTTGGGTTCAAACATGTCCATCACTCGTTTCACCGCAGCTTCCCGAACGCGTGCGCGTATGCGCCCTCCCAAGTGACGCCCTGATCCTGCTGAAACTGGACTTCTGACAACTGCTTGGCCAGGCGGCTGTCAGGGTCGAGGCCCAGGTAGTTGAAGGCACCTGCGGCGCTCAGTCGCTCCGCTCCCTTCAGGACTTCGAGCGGCACGCCCAGGCGGTGAAGCACCTGACCTACGATGCAGCCGGCACTCATGGGGTTCCCCTCTAGGTCGGTGTGCACGTAGAAGCACGAGCCCGTACGTTCGGGATCCATGTGAAAGGGGGCCTTGTAAACCGTGTCGGGGTTCTCCTTAACCACCTCCTTAAGGGTGGCCAGGGCTTCCTTTTCGGTGAAGGTCGGAATGGTTGCTGCGGTCACTTGGCCTGCTCCTTGCTCAGTCGCTGAATCTCGCGGTTGATGTACCAAAGGGCCTTCTTGAGGTCTTCCAGCTCTGTCGCTGCGTCCTTACGCCCTGCCCGGACGATGTACTTGACGCCGTTTCCCCGGTTGAAGTTCAGGTTCTCCGTGAGGTCGATGACTTCAAGGCCATTGGGGAGCCAGGTGTAATGACTGGGGTGGTCAACCGCAGAATTGCCGCCATCAGAGAGCGGAGCCGAGATGGCCTCTATCTCGTCCTCAGCCAGGTTCAGAAACTTGGCCTGGCCGTTCACGTACAGTTTCACGCCGTACGGGTAGGGAGCTGTCGTATGGGAGTTCACGGAGTAGACGACTCCGCGGAACCCCTGATATCGCTTGATGCGGTCTGTGGGCAGTTTCGGAGAGAAAACCCTTACCTTGTCGCCGGTCTTGAACTTCACAACCCGATCCGTTCTGTTAGAGCCTCGCGCCCGGAGCTGAGCAGAACCGCATTAGAGTCCTGGTTGCCCGGCATCTGAATTACCTTGCCGTTCGGAAGGTCGGCCGCTAGCTCGTCCATGAAGGTGAGTCCGGGACCGTCCTCCGCAATGAGGAATACGGTTTCGTAGCCGTAAAGAGCGGGTGTCCAGTAGTCCCGCCAAGTACCTGTTCCCGGAGCCCCGATAGAGGCGATGCCGGCCAGAGCCCAAGCCATCGTGTCGAACTCCCCCTCTACAACCACCAGGACTGAACTAGGCTGAATGAGGGCGTTTGTGTTGAACAGTCGGGGCGGATCTCCAGGCAGGCTCATGTACTTGCCGCCCTTGTGATCGTGCTGCTCCTTCTGATCCTTCTCGAAGAAATAAGTTCCGTCGGAGTCCCGAACGCACCCATCAGCGATGCAGCGAAAGCGGCAGGTGGCTACTCCGTGCTCTCCGCCGGCAGGGCGCATGTAGGGGATGCAGAGGCTTCCCGCGTACCGCTCATGACCAGGTAGAGCCGAACGGACGTAGCCCAGGCCGAACTTCGCTGCGACCTCGCCAAGGCCCCGAGCTGCTACGTACTTCTCGGCTGGGCTGCCCCGATACATCTGGTGGTACGTTCTGGCTATCTCCACCGAGTTCGGTACGTGCAAATTCTTGGGCTTCAAGGAAGCCACAGTTCCTCTCCCTCATGATCACGGCATAGGAATCCTCTGAGAGGTTGCAGACGAAACAGTTCCACCGGTTTCCAACCACATCGACGGAAGCTGAAGGGTTCGTATCAGCATGAAGGGGGCAACAGACTTTCTGTCGCCCCCTCGATACTGCAATGTCGAGCCCGTAGAAATGCGCTAGAACCCTAGCGATTGAAGGTTTCGGCAGACTGCTTCTCATCACCGATTCGCCTTACGGTCACCGGAAAGTCGTACTGCCGAGCTGCGGCTTGCCACGTGTGGTAGTCCCCGCGGGCGTCTCGGGGTGAGCTGATCCCCATGTAGGTCTCACCCATTAGAACCGCACCCCCGACCAATGAGGCATTCCGTAGTCGTTGAATACGAGCCCAGCCCCATTTCGAGCAAGAAGGGAGAAGGGGTGACCCGGCGATTCCCAGTCCCGAACGTGTGCCTTCTCCAGGCTCGTGAGAACGGCATTGGTGTGCTTGCGCGGGCTGTTGGTCGTGCTGCCTGCCACCTTGACGAGTACGGCCATCACAGTTTCGGCCTCCTCAAGCGTTAGGGTCAGCGAGATGGCAGGCACCTTCTCGATCTTCTTGACTTCCTGATCAATGATCGTGCGCTTGGCCTCAGCCATTTAGATTCCCCTTGTCGAAGGTGTATCGAGGTCCCAGAACTTTCCACGCCGGATAGTTCTCTAGGTAGTCCGCTGCCCGCCGCAGTACCTCGGGCCGGTCCCTGGCCCCCCGTGCTAGGAGCTGGCCGTTACAGCGGGCACATAGGAGGCCGCGGATGGCCTCCGTCTTGTGGCAGTGGTCCACTGCCAGATTGGTTTTACGGCTCTCTCGACAGATAGCGCACTTGCCGCTCTGCGCTTTGAACAACTGGTCGTAGTCATCGGCCGAGAGGCCGTACGTGGACTGGATCCGTGTGTTGCGGGCTGCCTGCCGGCGGTTAGTCTTACGGCAGGTCAGGCAGACCTTTCCCCGGGCGGAGGTGTAGAACTTCTCCGACCTGTTCTTGCCGCACTTCGCACATTCTCGGAACCCTTTACGTGGGGCCCCCACTAGATGCGCGCCTTGATAAGACGCTCCAGACGACGCATCTCCTTGAGGGTCACGTTCTCGTCCACCAGGGCGAAGAATGTGAAGAGCGGGATTGCGGCAGTAAGCTTCTTGCCCTTGATGTCGATAACGGCCGTCTTGACTCCGCCCTTGGCCGCACCTATCAGCACCCTGGAAAGCTGGAAGAGGTTCAGGTTCCGCGGGTTATCAATTTCCACCACCAGGGCGGCGCCTTCGATGTCCAGGCCCGCCAGGTTCAAGCCGGGGAACCGGGTTGCCAAGGCGAATCCGAACTCTCGCTCGGCCTTGAAGCCACCACGGATTTCCCGAACCATCGTCATGCTTTCCATTTTCAAGCCCTTCGATCGCAGGAGGCAAGTGATTAAGCAGCAAAAACGCCGGGAAGCTCCTCGTCAAGCTCCTCCAACCTGAGGTTCGAGCGGTTAAGGCGGAAGCTCGCAAAAGTGTTGCCAGACGAATCCTCGAAGCCCTCTCGGTTCTTGACAGGAGACGCATGGATGATCCGGCTGTTCATACCATCAATTTCCTTGTGGAGGGTGATAACGAGGGCAGGCACTCGGTGCACCTGCCCTTTGACGCCGCTCAGTGGAATTGGCGTCAGTCCATCGGAGTGCGGCCCGGTCACGTGGTGGAGACCAAGCACGTGCGCCATAGTCTCCCTCGCCATTTCCGAAAGGTACTCACACAACCCCTCAAGGCTGAACGTATAGGACTCAGCGTCACCCACAGCACCCGTGTCAACATTCGTAATGTTGTCTACCACGATCAGATGTGGCGCACACCCAAATACCTCTAGATAGCACAGGAGATGCATTTCTATTTCCTTCGGCGTGGGCTTGGCCGAGAAGTTAAACCGGGACCACCAACGTGTACCCAAGGCCTTTTCATACTCCTCAAAGTCGCCCTCTAGCAATGCCTTCTTGACCGCTTTGGAATCATCCCCTGTGATCATGGCGGTAGCTCTCGCCACCTGGGTTGCAGCGCTTGAGTCGGCAGAAAAGTACAGGACTGGAATGTTGGCTGTCATCGCCAAGAACAGCGCGAAGAGACTCTTTCCTGTACCCGGGCCGGCAACGACGAGCGATAGCTCCGACCTACGGAACTCGACTTCTAGCCTCTTGAGCGACTTGAACGTGTTAGGGATCGGCTCCCCCGCCGCTCCTCGAATCCTTACCGACTGAGTGAGTGAGAACAAGACTCCCCCCTTCTTTGGGCCGCCCCACCTCCGCATCGCAGGAGGCAAGTAGGCGGGTTTAAAAAAAGCCCTCATCGGGCGGGGTTGCTGATCGCAGCATACGCCTCTGGCATATGCGAGACAATAGTTTTTCTACCCACGCCTTGAAGAACAGGCGTAGCCCACATCGCAAAACCGGCAGAGGAAGCCAGGCCTGGCAGGAAAGTTCCCCGCCTTGACACCCTGGTCCATGCTCACGAACCGCTCAGCTACCGATTCCTCGGTAACCGTGGTGAGGTCAACGGGGCGCGAGAGGCCGCCAGTCTTTGCCATGTACCAGTCAGCATCGTTGACCTCCACCCCCAAAACCTTACGCGCCAGGATCCCGTAGGTCTGGAGCTGGAACTTCGACTTAGTGGAACCTGTCTTGAGGTCCCGTACGCGAACCGAGCCGTCAGGCTGGCTGACGAACTGGTCTACGTAGCCCTGGACTCTGACACCACCGAGGTACGCCGTCAAGTGCCTTTCGATACCCGGCTGACCTGCTGCGTCCCTCCAGATGACTGGCCGGTTCTCCTCCGCCCAGTGGACGTAGGCACGGGTCTGCTCCATCCCCAGAACGTAACGGGCCTCGATGTCTGACTGTCCGTCTGCGCCGGCGGTCATCCAGTGATCGAGGTTTGGCTCCTGGGCTAGAGCCTTGTTCACCCGGGCCGTGTAGTCCTGGTGGAAGAGATCGGCGGCCTGGTCCGCGGTGAGGGCGCGCCCCTCGCCCTCAAAGGTCTCGATCGCCCCGTGAAAGGCAGACCCCTGATGAGACCAAGCAGCGGGCCGAGGAATGATTCTCTCGACCCGCTGTAGTTCGTACTGCTTAGGACATTTTTCAAACTGCTCAAGCTGACTGACGGACCTCGTCATATTTGCCACATGCGTGCGCTTGTCGTCCATGCGCCTCCCATTCGGGTCGGTACTCCGGGTGCACGAGGTGCACCCGGAAGCTGTTGGACAGCGGGAACTGCGGATGAGGGTGGTCCCAAAAATCGGTTTCGACAACTCGATTTCGCCACGGAGCCCGCAGTTCCACGCTGAGAGCGTTCAGGGCGTCACCGTCTTCCTGAAACAGGGCGTCGGACTCGGTGACGATGAAGTAGGCACCGACCATTTGGGTTGCTACGCGCGTGATGCGCAGCCCCTCAGAGCTGTGCACCTCCGCTCGCGCTACTGGTTGAGCGGCCCCCACCGCGCGCCTCAGCGCTTCCTTCGTTCTCCAACGTGATGCCTTAGCCCCCATCACCATCATGCAGCCGCCCCCTCAATTTCGACTTGCCCCAACCTGCGGGCCTGCCCCCTGCCGAGCACGCCCTTTGCGTCTGGGGGACCAGACCTCATCGAGGCGCCTGGTCCCCCTTTTGCGGCACTGCGTCTACTGCTGCCCTGCACTCCGTGGAGTCGGAATCATTAGCCCCATGACGTGTCGTCGCCGAGGGCGACAGCCTCAGCGTCCGGCTCGCCCCCCACTGCCGGCGGCGTCACCGCCACCAGGCCCCAGCTCGTATCAGCTCGTGTCGTACCCGGCATCTCCGGCTGTGCCGTCCCCACTGTCAGGAGGCAGAACCCCAGCAGTGCGGAACAAGCCAGAAGCCTTTTCTTGATCATTTCCACCCCAGTTGTGTAGCTGACTTACTGTGGCCGTAGCGGAACGGCACAGTCCGGCCCACCAGGCCCTAAGGGCCCGACGTGGCCCTTCGGGCGGCCGGAGCCCGGACTGTAACCCAGATCGAACAGGTGCACGATAGTGTCAGTCACGCTTCGTAGGCTGTGGTCACCTCGTCGGCGTAGGTAGATCACGCCACGGGGAGGCCCTCAGGGGCAAGCGAAAAGGTCCGCACATCCGTGCACCGCAGAATCATCAAGAGACGGAATGGGGCGAAGTGGACGTAGCGGGCAACGATTACCACGCGTCCGATGAGCTGGAGCTTCCTGAGGAGTCGCGTGAGCTGCTCCGGCAACTGCTGCAAGGGGAGTCCGTCCCGGCCGGCACACCCGGCCTGGCCGACCTCATCGGCCTGGGTGTAGCCGTGCGCGAGGACTTCTCAGGGCTCTACGTGGTATCGGATGTTTCCCACACCCGGCGACGGCTCCACTCCACGGAGCGGGCCGCCATCGCCAGGCACCTGCTGCGCATGCAACAGGTCGAGGAGTTGTTCAAGACGCTGGAGACCTCCAGCGCAAGCGACTCCAGCGGTGTGGACTACATGGAAAGCATGGAGCGAGCGAACGCAGCACTAACCAAGGCGCTGCACTCGGCGACTTCTCACATATGGACAGCTCAGCCGCTGACCCGCAAAGAGAAGTACCTGACCGTGACTGTCGAGCGGGACATAGACATCCTTCGCCGCGGAATCGAACTGCGGACCATCTACCAAGACAGCGCGCGCGGTCGCCGATGGGAACGCGAGTACGTGAAGGCGGTATCAGAGCACGGCGCGATCATCCGGACTCTGGCCGGAGACTTCATGCGGATCATCCTCGTTGATTCGCGGGAAGCCATGGTGGCCGATCATCGAGAGGGCCCGCCGAACCGCTACAAGGCATTCCATGTCACCCACCCTGGGATGGTCGCCTTCATCCGCAGCGTGTACGAGCAACAGTGGGACCGCGCTACACCGTGGGCGGGTTCCTTCGGACGTGCGGACGAAGCCACAGTGACCAACGCTCGGCAACGAGCCATCCTGAGGAAACTCGAAGATGGAAAAACGCTCCAGCAGATCGCGCCCGCCTTGGGGGTCTCCGTTACAACGGTCAACGGCGACATTAAAGAGCTGTATCGGGCCACGGATACGACAAACCATTTTGGTCTCGGAATCTGGTGGGCCAGCTCACCGGAGCGGAAGATGGTGTAGGAGTACACACATACGCAAAGAGGGCCCCCGGATCGGGGGCCCTCTTTGCGTTCCGCTCAGTCATTTTGCTCAGACACCTGAAGTTCGAACAGCTCCAACCGTTCTTCATGGCGGGGTGCATCTGCCGGCCAACGAACCACGAGGTTGCCGTCCGCGGGTTCGCGCGGAACGTAGTGCGCACCCATGGGGCCCACTGCAAGCACCTCACCGTTTGCCACGCGGTTGAGGAAGGCCTTCATAGCCTGTGCGGACCGGGGTGACACTTCCATGTCGAGGCGACTGCGGAGGTACGCGCGGAGGCCCAGGAAGGCCGCTTGCTGCTTCAGCCGGGCCTTTGCGGGGTGTGCAGCCACATCCCAGGGCATGAGGGAGGTGACCTCTTGGAAATGCGCGCGCTTCTTGATTTTCAAGTGGTGGTCGAATCGCCAGGTGACCGCCTGCCGAGTCACCTTGTACTGCGCGGCGATCTGCTCATGGGTGAAACCTGCTTCGTCCAGTGCGAGAAGCTCGTAGTTATCAGGAAGACCCACAGCTTTTCCTACCTAGTCCACTTGGTCGCAGTCGGCGGCGCTCCAACCTCCAGCCAGGTCGCGCGGAGAGTATCCGCACTCTACCCGCCTCGGTCAAAACCGAACGCGCGAGCGTGCACGGTGTGATCCAGCTCTCAGTATAGGTGCGGCGTGTCCTGCCCGCCTCGGGCGGACACGTACATACATATTGAAAGGCTTAGACAAGAAGCCTTCATAAGTGAGTCATTCTCTGTTCACCCTCTGTTCACTTGCAGAAGTGATGGAATGCTCACCTCCACAACCTTCAAAGCCTAAAACTTCCCCTCCGTTGAACCTCCCTGCTGGACAGCAAGTCCGCAGGTAGCAGGGCCGGTTGGGGCGTGGCCCTGGCGCCAGATCAGCAACCACCAGGGCCACACTGCTCGTCGTTGGCAAGAGCAACGCGCTACTTAGCCTAGCTAACTAGGCCACTACTCGGGGGTAAGTATCTATGCCTAGAGCCGCATCGGTATGCCTCGTGGGAGGCTGTCCCCGACGGACCGTTCGTTCGGGACGCTGCGAGGAGCACGCTCCACCCGAGCGGGCATGGGCTCGTAAGAGTGCTCGGAACCTCACGCGGGATAGTGCTTGGGCACGTCATGTCAGACCCCGGGCCCTGGTCCGCGACGGCTTCGCGTGCGTGCTTTGTGGGGCTCGGGAGAGCCTTGAAGTCGACCACATCATCCCCATTTCCAAGGGCGGCACGTGGGTCCTTGAGAACGCACAAACCCTTTGCACCTCGTGCCACTGGGAGAAGACACTTAGGGAGCGCCGGCAAGGCGCTACCGGCTCATAGCTCAGTAGGTAGAGCACTGGTTTCATACGCCAGAGCGCCCCGGTTCGAGCCCGGGTGAGCCAACGATGGGGTAGCTCCCCTGTCTCTGAAACTCCCCCTGATCAGGGGACGGAGGAGACGCGCGTTTCGTCTAGTGGCTCAGGACTCCTCCAGCTCGGAGGTAACACGGGTTCGAATCCCGTAACGCGTCTCAATGCCCTCTTAGCTCAGCTTGGTCTAGAGCGCCGCACTTCCAATGCGGGGACATCGGTTCAAATCCGATAGAGGGCTCGCGAGGGACCCGCCAGTTTGGATATGGGATGGGCGTCGGTAAAGGATCGGACATCTGGGCGCTAGGCCCCACCCGATAGGTAATCCCGACTCCATGCGGGTGCGCGGCCTCGGCCGTCGAAGAGTCCAGACGCTTTTGGGCCCTGTGGTGTAACTGGTAACACGCTTCCCTTGCAAGGAAGAGTCGCGGTTCAAATCCGACAGGGTCCACCAATGACACGTAGCTCAACGGGTAGAGCAGCGGACTGTTAATCCGCGGGTTGCAGGTTCGAATCCTGCCGTGCCAGCTGGTCCGACGATAGCGGCCTGACCGCCGCAAAAATAGGACAAGGGGTAAGCTCACGGTTGAGCCCCGCCTTAGTAGCTGGGGGCTAGTCACCCTTGGGGAACAGGTGGGGGGACGGTTCAAGTCCGTCACTCCGCATGCCCGCTTAGGCAAATTGGTAAAGCCGCCTGTCTCAGGAACAGGAATCTCCCGGTTCGAGTCCGGGAGTGGGTACCAGAAAAGATCGTGTGAGAGTCCGTCTGACCCAATAGGTAGAGGTGCGCGGTACCGGCCCCGTGAGGGAGATCCGCAGTCACTCCGCAGAGATCCCGGTTCGATCCCGGGGGCGGACTTTCTCACCACCTGGACGTAGCTCAGTTGGTAGAGCCCCCGGTTTGGGACCGGGAGGCCGCAGGTTCGAGCCCTGCCGTCCAGACCACCGCAGGCCCCTCCACGGAGGGGCCTTTGTTGTTACCGCACCCAGGAGTGATGCATCAATGTACGAGGACCAGGAGCACGGCGACGGGCCGCGCTTCCACGCTGCTGACGAGCCCACCAGGGCCAGGCGCAAGGCGTCTTGGCGCCAGAGGGCGCTAGACGAGCTGGATGACCTCGGTGACCTCCTGGACGTGAAGTTGCCGGGGGTGAGGCTGTGACCCGAGGACCTGCCCCCAAGGAGAACGCTCAGCGTCGCAACGTGCACCAGCACGCCCAGGCCCTCGCCGCCGGCACACAGCCCGGCCGCGAACTCCCGAAGGCGCTCGGCATTACAACCGGTGGAGCACGACGCTTCTGGAAGACGTGGTCATCTGCTCCACAGACTGCCGCTTGGACTGAGACCGACTGGTCCGAACTGGAGCTGACTACAAAGCTCGTAGATGGCCTTTACCTCGGTGATCTGAAGTTGGCCGGGGAAATTCGGCAGCGCGTGGCCAAATGGGGCGCGACCGTTGAGGACAGGGCGAGGCTCCGTATGACTTTCGAGAAGACCCATGAAGAGGAGCCCGAGGCGCCCTCTGCGCCCGCTCCAGAAGTGGACATGGACGAGGAGCTTTACAAGCTCCTAAACGGCTCTTAGACAGGCGGTGAGGCCCCTTGCAGACAGGCAATCTGCCCGCGGGGGTTCCGAAGCCTAATGAGACCCTGGGATACCAGATCATCCGGTGGGCTCAGAAATACATCGTTCAGCCTGACGGAGATCGAGCCGGGGAGTCCTGGCAGTTCACTCCCGAACAGCTTCGGTTTGTGTTGTGGTTCTACAGCATCAAACCGGATGGGGGGTGGACCTACTCAGCCGCAACGCTCCGACGAGCGAAAGGCTGGGGCTTAGCAAGACTCCTCTTCTGGCGGCTCTCGCCATTGTCGAGTTCCTGGGTCCGTGTCGCTTCTCCCACTTCGACGCCTACGGGCTTCCGGTAGGGAAGCCTGTCCCTCTTCCTGTCGTTCAGATCGGCGCCACAGCGCTTGACCAGACCGACCAGACCCTAGACATGATCCGCGGAATGCTCTCCGAGTCTCCGGCTGAGGCTGAGTACGGGCTTGATATCGGTAAGTCCATCGTTCAGTTCAAGTCTGGGAAGCCGGGCTCTATCAAGCCCAAGGCCACTGCCGGCAGGACCAACGAGGGAAACCGGCCCACTTTCGCGCTCATGGACGAAGTCCACCACTGGGTTTCCAGCAACGGCGGGCCGGACTTCTATCAGACGATCAAACGAAACATTGAGAAAACCACTAAGTCTGGTTCTCGGTGGGTTTGCACGACCAACGCCTACAACCCCAACGAGGATTCCGTAGCTCAAATCATTCACGAGTCCGACATGGTAACGCAGGGCTATTGGCTCTACGACTGCCTTGAGGGCTCGATTGATGTTGAGGACATACGGGACGAGGCATCCGTACGCGCGTCTCTTGTGGAGGCTTACGGAGATGCCACGTGGGCCGATATTGACGGCCTGACTCGAACGATCCTCCACGACCGTACGACTCCTGACAGCACCTATTGCCGCTTTTTCTTCAACCAGATTGCCGAATCCTCGGACGGCTGGATGAGTAAGACGGAGTGGGACGCGTGTTTTGACGAGGATGACCCGATCAAGCTGGGCGACCAAATAGCTATCGGCTTTGACGGATCGGTGCGCGGTGACTCGACGGGCCTTGTAGGGATCAGAATGCGGGACGCCAAGCTCTTTGTGCTCGACGTCTGGGAGCGCCCTGAGAACGCCCCCGATGACTGGGAGGTTGATGTTCTCGCGGTCGAGGCCGCGGTGAACCGTGCTTTCGCAGAATACCGCGTGGCTTGGATGTACGCCGATCCTCCGTACTTTCAGGAGGCTATCGGCCGATGGTCCATTGAGCACGGAGACGACACGGTCTTTGAGTTCTGGACCAACAAGCCAACTCGAATGGTTCAGGCCGTGGAGAGATTCCGTACCGCCACCATGGTTGGCGATCTGAAGCATAACGGCGACGGTCGACTTACTCGACACGTCCTCAACGCGGTTACGCGTGAAGTTCCTCAGGGAGTCCTCATTCAGAAGGACTCCCCGCGATCCAAAAGGAAGATCGACCTTGCCGTATGCGCCGTGCTCGCCCTGGAGGCGAGAGCAGATGCCATCGCAGATGGCCGTATGCAGATTCGGAGGTCACGAGTAGTGGGGTGGTAGCTATTGGCTGATATCGAAGTTGGGTCTCCACCCATAACCCCCTCGGGGTGGGTGGACTGGCTACACAGCAAGCTACTCCAGCGCCGTACCAAACTGCGTTTCTACTCGAATTACTACGACGGTCGACATCAGAAGATGGTGTTCGCTCAGGCCAAGTATCAGTCTGAGTTCGGACGCCTCTTCGACTCCTGGTCGGACAACTTCTGTGGCCTGATCGTGGACTCCGTCAACGAACGTCTTTACATCGACGGCTTCCAGATGACGGATGAGCCAGGCGGGGACAAGGACGCTCGGGAGATCTGGCAGCGGAACCGGCTCGATGCCGAGTCCAACGCGGCCCACCTGGACGCCATGGTTCACGGTGTCTCGTACGCCGTCGTCTGGGCGGACGCTGCCGGCCAGCCGGTCATCAGCATCGAGAGTGCTGAGAACGTGGTCGTCCAGTACAAACCCGGTAGCCGTTGGGACATCGAGGCCGCGGCCAAGTTCTACACGGACGACTGGGGCCGCGAGTTCGTCACCCTCTGGTGGAACGGCAGGGTCTACACAGGCACTGGCCTGACGGGTAACTGGGGCGACTACAAGGAAGCCCCCAACCCCCTGCGGGTGCCCCCCGTCGTTCCGATCCCGAACCGTTCTCGTCTCACGGGTCCAGCGATCTCAGATCTGACCGTGGTCGTGCCACTAGCCGACGCGATCAACAAGACCGTGGCTGACGCCCTGGTCGCGAGTGAGTACGCGGCATGGCCGCAGAGGTACGTCACTGGTCTGGAGATCCAGGAAGACGAGCAGGGCCGTCCCATTGAGCCGTACAAGGTGGCCGTAGACAAGCTCCTTCAGGCCGAAAACCCGGACGTCAAGTTCGGGCAGTTCGAAGCCGCTGATCTCAAGAACTACGTGAACTTGGTCAACATGCTGGTTCAGCACATGGCCTCTATCTCACGTATCCCGTTCCACTATTTCCTTCTGAACGGCGGAACGGCGCCGTCAGGCGAGAGCATCACGAGTGCTGAGGCCGGACTTATAGCCAAGGCGCGGGAGCGCATGTTGCATTTCGGCGAGGCTTGGGAGCGCGTAATGCGCCTCGCTTTCCTCGTCCTCGGTGACAAGCGCTCCGAGGCCCACGGGGCTGAGGTCATTTGGCGTGATCCGGAGAACCGCACTGAGGCTCAGCACATGGACGCACTTCTCAAGGCACAGCTTATCGGTGTGCCCAGAGATCAGCTCCTTCTCGATGCCGGCTACACGCCGCAGCAGATCGAGCGATTCCGCAGTATGCGGGAGCAGGACGCCAAGGACGCAATGGAACTGGCAAAGAAGTACCCGGCCCCAGTGCCGGAACAGCCCGAGGGTTCAAAGGCCAACGAGAAGGAAGCTCGTAAAGCCCCACAGGGCAACTCGGGGAATGCAGCGCGCAAGGCTGCCTGACCCACTGCACAACACCCGGACGGCTCCCGCAATGGGGGCCTTTTTTATGCCCCGAAATGGGAGATCACATGGACGACACCACGCAGAACCAGCAGAACACCACCGACACCCTGACCTCTGAGGGTGTGCCCGACGTGGCAGCCCTTCAGGCGGATGTCGAGCGGTGGAAGGCCCTCTCTCGTCAGAACGAAAAGAACTGGAATGAAGCTCGGACTGAGCTTGCCTCCATTCAGCAGGCTTCCATGACTGACGCGGAGAAGGCCATTGAGGCCGCACGGACCGAGGCGCGAAACGCGGCCCTTTCCGAGGTCGGCACGCGCCTTGTAGACGCTGAACTTCGAGTTCAGGCCGCTACTGCTGGTGTAACCCTCCCTAAGCCCGAGTTTCTGAACACCAGCGCCTTTCTCGGCGCTGACGGATCGGTGAACTCCGAGGCCATTACCGCGTTCGTGTCGTCCCTCCCCAAGCCGTCCAATTCCCCCGAGTTTGCCCAGGGGATTGGCCTTGGCCGTCAGGGCGACTCCGGCGCTTACGCAGCCGGACAGATCGGCCGTGACGCCCTTTCCCGTATGTCCCCTCAGGAAATCGCTGCCGCCCGCAAGGCGGGCAAGCTCGACGCTCTTATGCGGGGGGACCTCTGAACCATTGAGGTAGCCTATGTCTTTTACCACCCAGGCCGGTAACAACACTGGTGCCGGCGCACTTCAGGCCGCAGGCGGCCACTTCATCCCCGAGATTTGGACGTCCCAGCTCCTTGAGAACCTGGACGACAATCTCGTACTTGGTTCCCCCGAGATCGTGAACCGCCAGTATGAGGGCGAGTTTCGGCGTGAGGGCGATGTCGTGCGAATCCCGCACTTCGTTGACACCGTCACCGATAAGGGCATCGTCAAGGCGTACGGCTCCATCGGTACCGCGGATCACGCGGCGCTTGAGTACATCAAGATGACCGTTGCCAAGGGCTCCAGCTTCCACCTGGAGCTTGACAACCTTCACCAGCTCCAGACCAAGACCGGTATTGACCTGATGAGCAACCTGGTTGCTCAGCGCGCTCGCACCCTCGCCAACACCATGGATTCGCTTATTGCGAAGACCATTCTTGCGGCTGTCGCGGGTAAGGACCTGAACGGCACCGAGGACCGCAACGCGACCGTTTCCGGTCTGCCTGCTCTGCACGGCTCGATTGACAAGATCGTTGATGGTGACTTCTCGGCTGCGCTGGACATCTCCGTCTACGACATCGTGGTGTCCATGCTTGAGAAGCTGGACATCAAGGGTGCTCCGCAGGATCGTTTCCTCTTCATCTCTCCGAAGCTGCGTTCTGCGCTTCTCCGGGATCCGAAGTTTATTGATGCCAGCCACTTTGGTGGCGGCGCGGTAATGCCGACTGGTGTTATCGGCACCATTCTGGGGGTCGGCGTCCGAGTGGCTAACACCCTCGGTTCCCACACTCGCCCGAATGACAAGCTGGTGAAGAACCGTCACACCGACTTCAGCACCGTAGACATGTTCATGGGCTCCACTGCTGCGGTATCGCTCATCGTTCCCTTCGCGGAGATGCAGGCGTACCAGCCCGAGGCCAAGTTCACCAACGCGATCAAGAGCCGTGTCATCTATGACGCCAAGGTCATCCGGCCGGAACAGCTCGTCGTGGCTACCGGTGTTGAGGCACTGATCTCGACCCACAACGCAGCCAACTAAGGAGGCCCTGTTGCCTCTGGCGACCGTTGACGACGTGGCCGCCCGTATTGGGCGGCCCGTCGCCGCAGACGAGACAGCTCGTGTCAGCGCCTTCCTGGCGGACGTCACTGGGCTCGTTGAGGACCACTGCGGCCGAGACATGGACAGACGGAGCGGTCAGAGCATCACCCTCTACCCCGAGGGTGGCTGTACCCTCCCCGTCCCCCTTCGCTATCAGACCTTTCTCACCGTGTCCGCCGTCCACCAGGACGGCCAAGCGGTGACTGACTACACGTTCAACGGCCGCTCCCTGCGGCGTGATGCCGGCTGGGGAGAATCCGCGGTGACCCTGACGGCCTCCTGGGGCTATGAGGCAGTACCTGCCGCCCTTCGGGCGGTGGCATGCTCCGAGGTGATTCGCTGGCTTGCCCTCTCCCCTGGCGTGGAGAGCGAACGAGTCGGTGAGGTCGAGGTCACGTTCGCAGGTGCCAGCTCGGCACAGACGCTCTCGACCGCCACCAGGACCACGCTGCGCCCCTACAGGCGTCGAGGTGCTGGCTCCATCACGCTCCGGAAGGAAGGCCCTGCCCTCGACCTGAGGGGGCCCGTTGTTCTCTGACCCCGTAGAGGTCTGGCGGACAACCGCGCAGACCAAGAACGCTTACGCCAGTCGTCCCGACTGGGACCAGGCCGTGAAGGTCTGGGAGGGCCTGGCCGACGTTCAGCCTGACAAGGCGTATGAGAGTTATAGCCCAGCTCGTGACCAGTCTCAGGAGCGACTCACCGCCTTCCTCCCCTATGTGGCTGTCGTCGCCTCTGGCGACAGGATCCAGCACCAGGGCCACATGTACGAGGTCGACGGAGAGCCCGAGCAGTGGGGAGCCACTTCCCGCCGGCATCTCAAGCTCTCGATCTGGAGGGCTCTCAAGTGACCGAATCACCCAGGGCCCGGGCCCGAGTGACCTTCCGTGCCGGATGGCAGAGCGAGGCCCTGGCCCTGCCGGGCGTCAGAGACCTGGTTGCCCAGCACATAGGCGAGCTGCTGCACCGAGCTATCACCGACGCTCCCCGCAGGGGGCATAGCGTCGCTCCCTGGAACGCGATCAAGAAGCACCTTGAGGCGTACGTACAGCTCTCCGCAGAGGGCTGGTACGGAAACGTCGTCATCGAGGACAACCCTCGCGTACGTCACGCCATGCTCCAGGAAACCGGCTTCACCAGTCCAAGGGGCCGCAAGATTCGCGGCCGGAGGTACCTGAAGGGTGCCCTTCTACAGATGAGGGTGCAATGAGGATTGACCCCATAGAGGTCCTAGTCTCCTATCTCGAATTCCCTCAGGGTCTGTCATGGGTGACATGACTCAGCACGTAACTGGCGAGACTGCCGTATACCTCGAATCCATGGGCGGCTTCCGAGTCATTCGGAATCGGATGGATCGTGCGGACATCGAATATGACGTTTACTCCCTAGACCGCAAGACGGCTGTGGATCTCGCTCTCCTCGTACGCGAAAAGCTCCTGGAAAACTTGCCTGACTCGATCGTAAGTGGCGCTCTCGTGCTGGACGTTGAGGAGATCGACTCTCCGAAGTACGACCCTGACGAGTCCTCGCGTGAACACGTCTACTGCGGGCAAGTAGCGGTCTTCTACACCGCAGCCTGAGGAAGGCGAATCAGGATTGCAGGGTCAGCGGTCTCCGTAGGATGGCCAACTTCAAAGCCGCACCGCTGATACCACTCAGCGAGGGCCTCGTACGAGAGCCCCCTAGGCCCCGGTTCTACGGACAACAGCAGGGTTAGGCCCTCCCTGTCTGCCTCCTGGCAAATCTGCCTAAGCAGCTCGCTTGCCCAGCCTTTGCCTCGATGCTCCTCCCAAACCGCGATCTCTGTAAGGATCGCCGGTCCGTCGTTAGTTGGATCGAACAGCAGGCTGGCCGACGCTGCCCCTCCATGTCCTGAGTACGTGCTTTGCATGCCGGGATTCTAGTTCACGCCCCCATCCCTGGGGGCTTTTTTATGCCCCGAGGAGTTCCTATATGGCCAATGATGCAAAGAAGATCCGCTTCGCGCCGAACGGCGCAATCTACGTAGCCCCAGCGGGGCCGGGTACGACTCCCCCGACCACCCTTGGTGTTGATGCCACGCCACCAACCGGCTATAAGGCGCTCGGTTACGTCGATGAGGGCGGTGTCACGCTGACTCCCTCCATCGAGACTCAGCCCGTGAATGCCTGGCAGTCCGCCACCGCAGTTCTCTACAACGTGACCTCCGCCAGTTTCTCCGTGAAGGCAACCCTTCAGGAGACCAACGAGGTTACGACCGAACTGTTTTGGGGTGCTGAGTGGGTCGAGCAGACGCCCGCCGGCACGTGGCGGCTCGACCTTGCTTCCACTCCAGACCTCAAGGAAATCAGCCTTGTTGTGGACTGGAATGAGGGCTCCATCCGAAGCCGCTGTGTAATCCCTCGCGCGATGATTTCGGACCGTGGAGCTATTCAGCTTTCCCGTACCGAGAACGGAAAGTACGAGCTGACGATCGAGGCGCTCGACTCTAACGGCAACCTCGGTTACGTGCTCACGAATGACGACATTGTAGCGACCCCGTAAGTCGCACCCCGAGCCGGGGCGGGTCACTCCCCGGCACCTTCTCTCACCCTAAACCCCTTTGCAGGAGACTCCTATGACTGCTTCGAAGAAGACCAGCACCAAGAAGGCCGCGGCTGCGGAGGCTGAGGCCCTCAAGGAGGGCCCGACCTATTTCGAGCACGCTGGTATTACCTTTGAGGTGCCGCACCCACTTGACTTCCCGCTGGCTGTACTCAAGACCGACGACGAGTTCGAAGCGTGTGCCCTGATCGTGGGTAAGACCCAGTGGGCTGCGTACGAGGCCACCAACCCGAGCATCCGGGACTTCGGCGTGTTCGCCGAGAAGCTCTCTGAGGCTCAGGGTCGGGATGCTGACGCGGGAAACTGATGTCGGTCGTCCGCGTCATCCAGGACTACCAGGATGAGCTAGAGGCGGATCTACTGGAGTTCTTCCAGGTGGATCTATTGGACCTCTGGCGCGGACGGCTTTCCCTTCGCCGTGTAGGCGTACTGATCAACTCGTTGATGAAAAAGCCTGGCCGCTCAACGCTTCTGGAAGCGATGGATGAGCGGACCAGATGGGGCGAGTCTGATTACCTCCTCGCCCGTATCTCCGATGCTCTTGAACTGTCGAATTATCTCTTCTTCAAGGCCAACGCTGAGGACTCTGACGACCTTGAGCAGCCTGATCCCATTCCGCGGCCCGGTGAACCGGAGCCAGAACCTGAGCCCGAAGAAACACAGTTCAGCTCCGCTACGGAACTGAGCACCTTCCTGGGGCAGATGAACAGCCTCTAGGGGGTTCCATGGCTGAAGGACGTGCGCCAATCAAGGTTGGCACTGGCTATATCGAAATCGTGCCCAAGGTTACGACCAAGGACATGAACGAGCTGCGGACAAAGCTTCAGTCTGAGATGGAAAAGCTCGGTCTCCAGGCTGGCAGGAACGTCAATGAGGGCATCGCCCGCGGCCTTGCCGGTCTGCCGGCCGAAGCTGCCAAGCGAGCCCGACAGGCCAAGCAGGCGATCGAGGCTGAGGCTAAGGACACTGCGGAGACCCTTGAGCAGCTTGAACGCCACATCACGCAGCAGTACGGGCAGGAAGCAGCCAAGAGGCTCCGTGAACTGCGCCAGTTCTACAGCCAGTACGAGCGGCTCACCGAGGGCGCGAGCAACACCACCAGGCAGGCTCTGCGTGAGACCGTGCGCCAGGAGGAGCGGGCCGCCCTGGACCGAATCCAGGCGGAGCGTCAGCGCGTGCGTGAAGCTGAGCGCCTGGAGCAGCAGGCCACAGCGGACGCCCGCAGGGCTCTCCAGCAGCAGGTAGCGGCTCAGCGTGAAGCTACGCGCGAGCGCATTGCACTCATCCGGTCTGAGGCACAGGCCCAGCGGGAGTCTCTCCGCGCTGGCATAGCTGCACAGCAGCAGCTCATCACGCAGACACGTGACCGGATGCGGGACCTTCAGCGACAGATGACCACCACCAACACCAGTACGCAGAACTTCTTTAGCCGCACACAGTCGAGCCTTAAGAAGACTGGCGCGGCATTCGAAAATGTCGGTAACTCCATCACGGAGACCGGGAACATTCTCGCGACGAAGTTTCTTGGCCCGCTGGCCGCTGCCGGCGGTCTGCTTACCGGTGTCGGCGTAAAGTCTGCCGACTCTCTGATTCTCGGACAGCTTGGCCTTATGGGTTCCAACGTGAGCGCTAAGGATTCCGCTGCGGCTCTGGCCAAGATCCGTAAGTACGGCGTTGACACCCCGTTCTCGATCGAGGACATGCAGTCGTACATGACCAAGTACATCCGGTCACTCTTCTCTCACGAGGACGACTCGCAGTCCAAGAACCCTGAGAAGCGTACAGCAGCGGGTAAGAGGGCATCAGATAAGGCTGCCGACATTGTAATGATGATCGGCGACAACGCCGCTAAGGCGGGAAATCTGGATCCTGCGCTTGTCTCTCGCGCCATGTACGCCATTGACATGATTCTGGACCTTGAGCGAGTTCCGACCAAGAATCTGAAGCAGTTTACGGCTGCTGCGGGTATCCCGGTCCAGGAACTGGCCCAGCTCATGGGCTATCAGGACAAGATGGTCAAGGGCAAAGACGGAAAGTCGACCAAGCACACCGCTGCCGCCCAGATTCTTGAACTCATGGCGAAGGCTAGGGAGACTGGTGGTCTCCAGGGCCCTGAGATGATTCAGGCACTTCTCGATAACTGGCGGGGCTCCGAAACTGAGGGCTTCGCTGCCAAGGTTACTGCCGCCACTATTACGGGTCGCCTTCAGCAGATGAAGGAAGGCGCTCAGCTCAGCTTGGGAAACCTGTTCGCCAAGACCAACCCTGAAACTGGGATGGTGGAGTACACCGGTCTCGGTGAGCGTCTGATGGGCAAGAAGACCACTACGAAGGACCATTGGGGTCAAGAGACCACCTCATACGAGGGCGGTTTCCTGAACGAGTTCCAGGATATGGCGCGAGAGTACGCACCTAAGATCCCGATCTTCCTGGACAAGTTCTTTGATGCCATCGAGTCCTTCACGTCGCAGATGAAGGCTGTAGCCGACTTTATCGAGGCACACCCCGTTATCAAGGAAGTGGCCGCGAAGGTTGCTGACTTCCTCGTGAAGTGGGGTCCACTGATTCTTGCGGTCGGCTTGCTGTCCAAGGTTCTTGGCAAGGTAACTGGGCTAGTGGGTAGGGCCTTTGGTCCTCTGGCCTCTGTTACTCGTGGAGCGGTCAACGGCGCTCAGGGCGCCAACGATGTACGGCACCAGGCACGTGCTCGGAGTGAGGCCCGTCGGGAAGCTCGCGACCGCGGAGAGAGTCGTTCTCAGATTCGTCAGGCGGGCCGTGATGCCTACAGGCAGACTCGCGCAGACCGCTCCGGGGGAGATACCCGCTCCGTAGGCCGTCGAGTGGTGGACAGGGCACTTGGTCGCACCGGCCCCAGTGGGGACCAGCGCCAGGAGCTGGCTGAGCTTGAGCGCCAGACGCGCGAAGCCCGTGACGAGACCACGCGTCTCCGCACCGAGCTTCGAGAGCTGAACAACCAGACCTTGCGACAGATCGCTGAAGCACTTGGCGGTGGTGGGGACAACTCCGTACAGGGGGCTGCACAGCAGGCTCAGAACACGGTGAACAGCGTCCAACAGCAGGCACAGCAGCTGAACCGGACGAGCCTCGGCCAGGTTCGCCAGGAGCTGAGTCAGGTCGAGGAGGCTGCCCGTAAGGCCGTCTCCGAGCTGGACCAGGCGGACCAGAAGACCCGGGCTCTCAACAGCTCGACCCTGAACGCGGTCAAGGCCGAGGTGGACAACCTCAGGCAGGCTGCAGAATCAGCCGGCAAGGAAGTCACCAGCGTGAATACGCGGATCGGCAACCTGAACGGCAAGGACCTGAACCAGGTCAAGAGTTCCGTGGACAGCTTCACTCAAGCAGCGCGTGAGGCAGCGGACAAGGTTGGCAACGGCGCGATGGACTCCAGTGTTTCGGGGCGTGTGGCCAACCTCAATAGCCGTCGACTGACGGACGTGATTGAGGAGTTCCGAAAGCTCCTGGCTGCTTCTCACGATGTCTACGAGAAGATCGGTCAGGGCACGGGCGCCACGAACCTGGCGGGTCGTATCGGCCTCCTGAACGGTCGTTCTCTGCGGGACATCAAAGACCAGGTGGATAACCTCGGTCGTGCCCTGAAGGACGCCAAGGACGAGGGTGATGGCCTCGATGGAGCCCTAGACCGCATCGGTAAGAAGTCGCCCGGTGGCGGTGGTAGCGGCGGGAGCAAGAAGAAGAACGCCCGTGGTGGTATTGCCACTCAGGCAGACGTCTCTATGTACGGTGTCATGCCTGGCTATGCCCCGTGGGTAGACAACATCCCTGCTGTTCTCTCTCCGGGTGAGGCTGTGCTTCGCCCTGAGGTCACCAACGCCCTGGGCGAGAGCACCATCAACACATGGAACGCTCTGGCAATCCGCGGACGGCTCTCGCGTCATGCTCGCGGTACAAGTGGTGGCGGCGGAAAGCTCGACCTGGACGCTATCAGGGAACTGATTAGCCTTCAGAACATTGCTCCAGTCGGCACAGCCATGCTGAAGACGATGAAGATGGACGGCAAGTCTGACCCGCTTGGCGGCTCTGTTCAGGGGGGCATCCTGCGTACCGGTGACGGTTCCTCCGCACTCGGAGGAAACGTGGCCGCAGGCCAGTTCCGTGGAATGTACGACTGGATGACTGATGAGGTATTCGAGCTTCTCCGGAAGGTCCCGACCCTAGTCGGTCAGGCAGCCGGCATCCTCGGCGGCGCCCTCGGGCCTGTTCAGTCTGAATACTTCTGGGATGACGTGTGGAAGGGCAGTGGAAACATTGTCCAGCGCGGCAAGAAGTACATGGGGCACCTCTTCTCGATGGAGACCCTGAGCAAGGTGTGGGACAACCTGTATTCCGGTGTAGGTGACTCGCTCGGTGCTATCTGGGATCTTGTCAGCGATCCAGTAGGGGCCTTTACAGACGCCTTTGATGATATCGGTGGGATCCTCTCGGGGAGCTACAACAACATCATTGACATGGTAGAGACTGTGAAGGAGATCAAGGATTCTCCGATGGGCTATGCCTCGCGCGTCTTTGGCGAGTTCATGGCCAACGCGGAAGAAAGCATGCCGAATACTGAGGGTCTCTTCGACTTCAAGAACGGCAGCAAGGTGCAGGCGTCCATGCCTGACTTCGCAACGGCTCTTGCCCCTGTGGCTGGTGCCGGCGGAGCCGGACAGTGGGCCCCCACGGCCCTTCAGGCTATGTCCATGCTCGGAATCCCCAGCACGGCTCTTCAGACGATTCTGTACCGCATAGGTATGGAGTCCGGAGGAGACCCAACCATCGTCAACAAGTGGGATAGCAACTGGCTTGCTGGCACGCCAAGTGTGGGCCTCATGCAGGTAATTGGGCCCACGTTCGATGCCTACGCCGGGCCTTTCCGCAATGCACAGCCAAAGCTGTACGGAACCAGCATCAACCCTCTGGCAAACATCTACGCAGGTCTGAACTACGCAACCAAGCGTTACGGATCGGGCTGGCTGCGGATGCTTGCCGGAAACACGGGTTATGCAACCGGCACCCTTAGTGCTTCGCCTGGCTTTGCCATGGTGGGCGAGAAGGGGCGGGAGCTGGTCCACTTCGGCGGAGGTGAACGCGTTTTCAACAACAAGGAAACCGAGGCGATGCTGAACGGGAAGAAGTACGAAATCCACGTTCACGAGGCTCGTAACGAGCCAACCGCCCAGGCAGTTATGCGGGCCCTTCAGACAGCGGAGGCGCTTTACTCGACACTGTAAGGAGGGGGCTCTATGCCGATTCCCGTTCTACCGAAACCATCGCCGCAGCCGGTACCTGTACCGGTGCCACCAAAGCCGGTTGAATGGGGTCACACCCGCGTAACCCTCATAGGAAACAACGGTGAGGGGGAGCCTATCCCCCTCACCGATTTCAACAGCCCAAAGTGGCCGAGCATCTTCATTCAGCCCGGTGCAACGGGGCTTGACATGCCGCCCTTTGGCCTCTTCTCGGACGACTCCCCGAATCTCGACGGGTCCATTTTCCGGTCTGCGAGGGCAGCAGCCCGAGAGATCATGATTCCTGTCTACCTGCACGGCATAGATAGGCAGAGCATCGACGCCCTGAAGCGCAAGCTGTTTCAGTCTCTCAACCCCAAGCGGGGTTACTGCGTGCTTCGGTTCACCGAGGGAGTCAACCGAGTTCGCCAAATCCACGCGTACTACAAGGGCGGTATGGAGGGCTCGGAAAGCACCGACACGGCGGGGTTCCGTTGGGCTAAGTACGGTCTCACTTTCACAGCCATGGATCCGTGGTTCTACCCCGAGCGCTCCCAGACAACCCGCTGGGATTTCGGCGTGGGTGATGCCCTCCTCAGTACAACGGTCAGCTTCTTCCCCATGCACCTGAGTAGCGGTGTGATGGGGGTTCCTGATGACGAGATCACCATCAGCAACCCTGGGGACATCGAGGCATGGCCTGTGTGGCAGCTCCATGGCCCTATCAAGTCCTTCTCTCTCCGGGGCCCTTACGGGGACCTGATCAAGGCATCACCGCCTCTGGACGGTTCAGACCTTGTGCCATCTGGACGGGTACTCACCATCGACACCCGGCCTGGTCAGAAGACTGTGAAGGACGACGTGGGAGCGAACTACTGGGCCTCTTTGGACACCAATCCGCAGTTCTGGTCAGTGGAGCCAGGAGATAGTACGGCCGCTGTGACGGTCGTTGCCGGCGCAGACAAAGCCGCGGTGGTCCTGTCCTTCCATCCGCGTTACGCATCGTTCGTCTAGGGGGCGCATGGGCTACCGAGTTGAGGTTTTTGACCGCGACCTGAAGCGAGTTGGCGAGATCGATGAGTGGATCTCGCTGGACTTCACGGTGCGACTCGCCCAAGAGGGCATCTGGCAGCTTCTCATCAAGGACGGCACGATTCAGTCCGACCTGATTGAGAAGGGCGGAGGTATCGCCATTTGGCAAGACGGGGTATCTAAGCCGCTGCTGTCGGGGCAGGTAGACATCTACCAAAAATACTGGACCAAGGTGCAGCACACGGGCCCTGGAAGCCTCTACATCGGCGGGAAGTGTCACAACTCCCTGGCGTACAGACGTCTCGCCTTTCCCGATCCAACCCGCCCCGTCCACCAGCAGTATCAGGCGAGTCTTCCGGCTCGGCAGCTTCCAACCGGGGGGACGGCTGGAGCGATGATCCATGACGAGCTGTACCGGGCCCTTGGTCCTGGTGCTCTCTCAGACCGCCGTGTTCCGGGCCTCCACTTCACTGAATCGAGCCTCGGGGCCGGCATGGCGGACTCCCTCCGATTCGACGTGATTGGCTCGAAGCTGGAGGACTGGTTTAAGAGCCGTGGAGTGGCCTACCGCTTCATCTACAACCCCGACGCCCAGCGTGTAGACGTGGAGATCTTCGAGCCACAGGACCTGAGCAAGCGTGTGCGCTTTTCTCCCGAGCTGGGGAACCTGCGCGAGTACATTTGGACCCTCAATGCCCCCAAGGTCACTCGCGCCATCGTGGGAGCCGCAGGCGAGGGTCTGGATCGCTACTACTACCAGAAGGTTGATACAGCCGCTGAGGCTGAATGGGGCATCCAGGCCGAGGCGTTCGTAGACCGCCGGGATATCCCCTTGAAGGTAGACCGCTCGACTGGCCAGCCCGTCAAGACCGAAGAGTCTATGACTGCCACCGAGGTTGAGGCAGCCAAGACGGCAGTGGAAGAGGCAGCCTCGGGAGTTCTCGAAGAGAACCAGCCGCGGGGCAACTTCCAGATCTACCCGATTGACACTGCCGACTGCCTCTTTGGGCGGGATTACTTCGTTGGCGACGTGGTGACCGTCGCGGTCGACGGTACCGAGTACAGCGATGTCGTACGCGAGGTCACCATCTCCGTTGACGACGGCGGAAACACTCAGGACGTGAATCCGAAGATCGGTCAGCAGGGCAGCGGAGAGCCCCTGAATCTCTACAAGACCGTTTACGAGATGCAGCGCAAACTGCGACGACTCGAATCAAGGATGTGACGCATGGCAGAGATTTCCTATCCGTTCAACGCGGATAACGCGGATGGCGGTCGAGCCATTGTGTCTCAGACTCAGTGGCAAGACATGGCCCACCTGTGGGGCGGGGACAGGATTGACTACACCCTGGTCAACACCTCCTATGTCAGTGCCGACCTGCCGTTCAGCGCGCGCATCATTAACGGCCGAAGCGTCGAGGTCAAGCCCGGAAAGGCTTGGGTAGGTGGCTTCTACTACCAGCTGACAGCCACAAAGACCGTGACTGTTGACGCCAACCCGGGAACGGCACCCCGCAAGGACATCGTGGTAATTCGGGCCGACATGGCTACGTCCTCCGTGAATCTGGCCGTAGTTAAGGGAACGGCCGCAACCTCCCCTGTAGCTCCCCAGCCCCGCCGCGTATCGGGTGGTATATGGGAAATGGTGCTGTACGAAGTTGACGTGGCTCCGCTCGATGCTGCTGTCACCCTCGATAGCCGACTTTCCTTCAATACGGCGCCTGTTGTCGCAACACCCTGGAACACCAAGCAGGTAGCGAATACCCTGCCGCATGGCTCAATGGTGTACGACCTGGACGTCAATACGAACGATACGCAGTATGAGGCATTCAAGGGCCGTGACGGCTACATGATTACCCGTGACCTCGGCAACTCGCGCTATTACCGACCTGACATCGTTAACGTCCCCAAACCTCCCGCCGTCTGGCAGGAAGGGTTGTGGCGGTGGGTTGCCCCGCGGACGGTGTGGTTTACCGCCTTCTACCAAAACCTTGAATGGTTCGATGCCAAGCTAGTGAATGGCGCTTGGACTTGTGGCATCACCCTTCCCGTGCCGGCGCATGGGGGCATCGGGCACATTCTCGCTGGCCACATCGACAATAACCAAGGCCCTTCCCCGGACATGCCCAACTTTGTCAGTGTTCTCGGGAAGATAAATCGTGGGGCTGACAGCTCTGTCGCCTGGCTCTACATGCAATCCAAGTGGACTCCCGGAGACGGAATGGATGGGGTCCCGTTCATTCCTCGTCGGGGCTCTCTAACGATTACAGGAACCTACGAGGCGTCCAGGAACTAGAAGTGAGGTCTCATGGCACGAAATCTTTTTGGTGGTACCGCTGCTGACGTGGCGGAGGACGCATCTGGCGTGCGCGTACCAGGCCTCATCGGCACTCTCTGGGACGGTCCCACGGCGGGAGCCGCCCGGGTCCTGGACCTCATGGACCTTGAGGGCGCCCCGATCTCGGTGGTTACCTCGGATGTGTACGGAATGATCCCCCCTTTCTACGGGCCTTCCGTCTCCCCTGAGCGGCTCTACGTGGACTTTGGGTCGGGTATCCGCACGGCCATCCTGGCTTCCGACGTAGGCGAACGGTTCGCCAGTCACCTGGCGGCCCTGGACCCCCACGGAACCAAGGCGGAGGTGCTCAGCGAAATCAATGCTCGTGTGGGCGCCGCTGGCGGCCTGGTGCCGCTCGGCACCGACAGCCTGATTCCTCCGCAGTACATACCGAGCTCGGGTCCGCCTACGGCCAGCGTGGCCGCATTCCTGGCCATGCCGGCCCCCGCCTACATTGCTCATCGCGGATCGGGCATGGAGTACCCCGAGCACACCATGGCGGCCTACAACGCAGCTCTAACCTCTGGTGTCCGCGCCATCGAGGTCTCAGTGAATGTCACCGCAGACGGCATTCCCGTATGTGTCCACGATCAGACCCTTGACCGCACTACCAATGCGACAGGCCCCGTCATTGACTGGGTTTACCCCTCTCTAATTAACGGGGTCACTGTCCAGCCCAAACAAATTCTGGGAAATGGCTGGGCTCCTCAGCCGCTGCCTAACCTTCGCGATGTGCTGGACAGGTTCTTGGGCAAAGTGGTCATCTTCCTTGAGGCTAAGTCGAACGAGGCTGTCCCGATCGTGCAGAACCTTCTTCAGACGTATTACCCGACTGCTAATCAGTCCGTGATATTCAAGGCGTATTTTAAAAGTCCGGCATTCGCGACAATGAAGTCACGAGGGTTTACCTGCTGGGGGTACGTGGATGACACCACCTCGGACGCAGATCTAGCGACGTACGGCGCCAATATAGATATCTGGGGCGTCCCGCACACCATGGCTTCGTCTCGTATCCAGCAGATCACTAGTCGCCCTGATGGCAAGAAGGTCATTTGCTGGGAGGTCCACCGACGTTCTCAGCGTGACGCTCTTGTTGGTCTTGGTGTCTGGGGCATGATGTGCGCCCAATACAAGTGGGTGAGCAGCACTAAGCAGATCCTGAAGAAGGATAATTGGCTGACGCAGGTTAAGGCACCTGGGGATATGGGTCGCACGTACTACTCAGGCGTACGTGATCTGAAGTACGACGGTACAGGCGTGGGTTACATGGACGTTGCCGGCGACGCCGTTCTGATCGGCTCTTGCTCGATACCCGAGTTCCCCACCAACGGCTACCGGGTCACGTTTGACATGAAGTTCGATGGAACTGTGCCGACGAATGAGCATGCGGGTATTGCCTTCGGCAAGGCCGACGATTCGAGTTATCAGTTCGGCGCATCCAACCCCGCAGGCGGATATCACATGGCCTTCCGCGGAAACGGAGACATGCAGATCCTCAGCCACACGGCTGGCGTTCCAAACGGAACAGTTCTGGCAACTGCGGCGACTGCCGCACCTGTTGCTAACACCTGGATGTCCTTTCAGGTCGACGTGACTCCGGCCAACGTAAAGATCACCCGCCTGGATGTCACTCCAAATGTCACGGTCACGAGCACAAACGCAACGTACCGAGGCGGCTATATCCACCTCTCTGGCGGATCTGTTAGCAACCTGGCCAACCGCCCTCGTTGGCGGAACCTGACCGTGAACGCCCTGTAGGGCTCACAGACTCACTGAAGCAACCGAGGCGGCCCCAAATGACGTGGGCCGCCTTTGTGTTGTCCCGAGCCCAACGGGGGCCGTATGACTCCAACCCAGATTCTCACTGCCGGCGGAACGCTGGCATCGCTCATAGCCGCTGTGGTGGTCGTTCTCGCAGCAGCTCGTACCAGTGCCGCAAAGGTCTGGCGCGAGGAAGCCGAAGCGCAGAAGACCCGCGCAGACCGCCTAGAAAGCTCGCTCTCCGAGATCAAGGAACGCCTTTCCCGGATTGAAGCCGAGAACAAGCGACTCATCTCCCTTCTCACTTCTCTCGACCCTGACCGCCTTGCCGTACTCCGGCTAGCGGCTAATCCCATGGAGGACTAATGGCAACTCCCATGAACGCAGACCAGTTCGTCAAGGCACTCGTGGCCGAGGGCGTCAACGTCAAGGAATACAAGGACTGGCGCACCCACAACCGCAACCATAAGGGCGCGTGGGGACCGGTTCACGGTGTCGTGATCCACCACACCGCCGGAACCGATTCCCTGGATCTCTGCTACGACGGCACCGACGAACTTCCTGGGCCGCTGTGTCAGACCTACCTGCACAAGAACGGCACTGCCTACATGGTTGGGAACGGCCGCGCGAACCACGCGGGCACTTTCGCCCAGAACGCTGTAGATGCAGCGGTGAATGAGTCCAGCACTCACCCACGACCAGCAGCAAGCGAACCGGTTGACGGAAACGTGCAGTTCTACGGGATCGAGATTGAGAACCTGGGCAACGGAAAGGACCCCTTCCCGGATGTCCAGTATCAAGCCGCGGTACGTTGGGCGGCTGCAATCTGCCGCTTCCACGGCTGGACCGCTGATTCCGTGATTGGGCACAAGGAAGGTACCCGCCGGAAGATCGACCCCACTTTCGACATGGACGAATTTCGCCGCAACGTAGCGGCTCAGCTCGGGCAGAAGCCGGGGCCGTCGAAGCCGACTCCGCCGGCACCTGAGCCGTCTCAGGTTCCTCCGTTCCCGGGTACGTACTACTTCCGTCCTGGGGCGAAGAACGCGTTCGTTACCCAGCTCGGGCGTCAGCTCATTAAGAAGGGCTACGGGCGGTTCTACCGCGTCGGTGCGGGCCCCCAGTGGACTGCCGCTGACCGAGCGGCTGTCCGTGCCTTCCAGGAAGACCAGGGCTGGTCTGGGACGGGTGCCGACGGCTACCCGGGCCCGCAGACCTGGCGTCGCCTCTTCTCCTGATACCCCTCTTTGTTACCTCAGAAGGATGTGATGCATCATCAACAACTTCGTATCGACTCACGCTGTCCGCATCTACGCTGTCCTGGTGGCCGTTGCGGCCTTGGCCAAGACGTATTGGCCTGACCTCCCTGACGGCCCGTGGCTGGCCGTCGCTGCGGCCGTCCTCGGCCTGGGCCTCGGTGAGGTCGTCCAGCGCCACGAGGACACCAAGACCCTGAAGGCCCTTTACCAGGAGTCCCCTTGGGAGGACGAGGTACGCGGCCTATAACCAGAGCTTGAGGCAGAGGGGTCTGCCTCAGGGTTGAGAGAAAACACCAAAAGCCCCCCTCCCGGAAACGGGAGGGGGGCTTTTTTGGTTTAAAGGCTACCGCTCGACGGAGGCCCTGAGAGTCTCACGCCCATCGGGGCCGTACAGTACCCAGATCAGGTCTGTACCAGCTTTCAGCGTGCGAACTGCTCGCTTCACGTCCACACGCTCTCTCATATCATCAGCACGAGATCCGGCCTCGCACCAGTCACACAGGTTGCCGTCCGTACACCCGTCCTCGCAGCTCTCTCGGTAGTACGTCGCCTGACAACCCAGCCAGAACAGCATCTCTGACACTGTCTCTTCGGGATCAGCGAGGCACCTCCGCGGGGCCTCCTCCTCCTCTTCTGTAGAACATTCGCTGTCGCTGCTCACGTGATAGTGCATGGTCTTCTCTTTCAGGAAACGACTGAGGCCCCGCCGGTTTAGCGGGGCCTCAGAAGGTGGTCTGTTCGGTTGGGTGTTGCTCAGCCGGCAGAGCGGACCTCATAGGCGTATCGCCCGAACGCGGTCACGTCCCCATCAAAGTCAAGGATCTCCAGGTTCCGGAATCTAGATTCCGTCATTCCCAGCTTGGGAGGTCTGCCGCTGCTCGTCCGCAGCTCTCCGAGGTACTGACCGAGGAGCTTCACATTCCCGGGCGTCAGAGCAGCGATGCGCTCGGCCAAGGTCCACTGCGCAACCTTCAGCGTCCGGTCACAGCCACTCGCGGTACGCGTCTCCCAGGAGCTTCGCGCGTACTCCGGTACGGCTATGGGCTTGTAGTAACGCTGTGCCTCGACCTCAGGGTCACCGCTGCCCTGCCGTCCGCGTCGCTTGGCAGCCGTGGTGACAGCCCGCCGCCCAGCAGCGATGTACGGAGCGAGGAGCGTCCTCAGCTCCTGGTCGTGGTCGGCGTTCAGGTCAATCTCGTACTCCACCCCGTCCAGAGCGAAGATCAGAGTATTGATCTCCCCCGGCTCGGTGGACTCGGTACCGTCCACGTCATCAATCATGATCAGTTGGGTGATGGTGGCCATGTTCTCTCCCAGAGCATGACTGAGGCCCCGTCACATCGACAGGGCCTCAGGGTTGGTCTATTCGGTTGTGCTGGTGTCGACTAGGTCAGGCTTAGGCGTGAGCTGCCGCGTACGCCTCACGGATCGGAGCCGGGACCCGACCCCGCTCCTTCACCTCGTAACCGTTCTGCTGAGCCCAGGTACGCAGTTCCTCGGCGGACGGCCCATCGGTCGAGGAGGCGGTTGCCTTTCCGCGGCTGCCGGCGGAGCTCGCCCGGCCTCCCGTGCGACGGCCGCCCTTCACGTACGGCGCCAGGGCCGCACGGAGCTTCTCCGCCTTGTCGGTGGAGAGGTCAATCTCGTACGTCTTACCGTCCAGAGCGAACGTCAGCGTTTCGTCCGCCTCCCCGCCGTCGATGTCGTCAACGAGCAGAACCTGAACCTTCTGAGCCATCTGTCTTCCCTTGTTCTCTAGCAGGTGAGTTGTGGATCTGAGGTGGGCGAGTCCTCTACCCCTTAGGACACGCCCCACCCTTCAAGCGGTTTTAGTTGCGCCACTTACCTTCGGACCACTTTCGGCAGAGCGGCGCATAGCGGCCTTGCACTACTCGGGACATGGTCCGCCGCTTACGCGGCAGTGATGACGGAACGGGAGGCTTTTGCCCTGCCCCGTTGGCCACGATCATATGGTGTCCCCCTGGGCCGATCGCTTACCCGGCTTACGCTTGGCTTGCCTGTCCAGAAAGACAATCTGCCAAACGCCCTTGTGGCGCTTCTTGTAGACCCCAAATCGGTCTGTGTCTCCGAGAGGGTGTTCCCTCAATCGGGCAGCCCACTCGTGGAGAAGGCGTATTGCAGTGTCAGCATCTTCTGTGGTGTCGAGCACCTGTTCCGCGCTGCGGAGAGTCTGAGCCATACCGATCATGGGGATTCCCTACTCGTGCAGTGCTTAGGTGTCACTGATGTGTGTGAACCTGCCAGGCGCCAAATACCCCACAAGTGCGCCTGTACCGACGTGGAAGACAGGCTCACCGTAACCCGTGCTACTGACAGTCTCTGTCTCAGCTAGGTCACAGTCCGTGGCTCCGCCACCTACCAGGGGAGCCGGAACCTGCTCGTGCTTCGTGTGCTCGGCCTCCCCCTCTTCCTGGTGCTCGTCCTCCTGGTCCAGCTCGTCATCCTTAGCTTCGGCCGCCCGCAGCTCTCCGTACGTCGTAACCGTGCCCCCGTTGTCCTGGTAGATGGAACCCAGCTTTGCAAGGGCCGCGCTGATGGCCCGTGCCTCACCCGGCTCGGTCGAGTCGCCCAGGGCCTCAAGGGTGTCGAGGATCCATCCAACGGTGTCCAGAGACACCGAGCCGTGCGCCCCCTTCTTGTTCCACTTGAGGGCGTCCATTTCGGCCTTGATCTCAGGGGACTCTTCCCCCTGCATCACGCCCGTGCCCTCCAGCAGGTACCAAACCTTGCTGGTCAATGCGATCTTGTGCACCTGATTTTCTCCTCTGTCTACCGAGCGCCTACGCGCTCGGGGTGGCAGCCGCTGCCTTCTTGGCAGCAGCCTTCCTAGGGGTCCTGGGACGTGCCGGCGGAGGGACGGCCGCGGTGGTCTTCTTCGCGGGTGCCGCTGTCTTCCTAGCAGTAACGCGCTTCCGCGCGGGCGGCTTCACCGGTTCCACCGCCTGTACGGGCTGGGGCTCGGGCACCACCTCTACGAGACGGAAGATGATCGGGTTGGCCCCTGGGCGCCTTACCCGCTGCTCCGCAACCTCGACGTCTTCCATGTCCTCTGCGGTGTTCAGAATCTGAGCGGCTGTGTACCGGGAAGAGAGCGCCCGGTAGAGCTGCGTGCTCGTCATCTCTCCGCCGTACATCTCCAGCTTCTGGCGGATCTTGACGTCAAGGGGCTGGATCGTACGGGACTTCACTACGTTGGTCTGCGAGATGAGCTGTTTCACGGAAGCCACCGAGTAATCCACGAAAGCCTTGGCAGCGTTTAGCGCCTTCACGGTGACTACCGTCTTACGCTCGGCAGCAGTCAGGACGCAGGCAACCCGCATGACCTGTTCACCCGAGCGCTCAATGAAGCAGGAGACATCCTCAGGGAGTTCCTCTAGAGCATCCTCGTACTCGGCTCGGATGTCGTCGTATCGGTCGGCGGACGCGTCGCTCAGTTCCATGTGGCGCGTCTCCTTGCATGCCCACTCGTACGCCAGGCGGAGCGAGGCACTGACCTTGATTTCGTCCAGAGGGTTACCGGTTTTGTAGTCCCTGCGTCGCAGCCTCTTGGACCGTTCCACCATGACGGGAAGGATCCGGTTATACGAACCTCCTGCCGCCTCAGTGGCGCTGATGAACTTCGACCACAGGGCAGGCTGAATGTGCGCGTGAAACCCGAGAGACGGTTCGTTCACCGTGATTTCCAGCCGCTTCCCGTCTTTCTTGGTCACGTTGGAGACGCGCTTACCATCCCACGACGTGCGCAGTACACCCGAATACTTGGGGCACCGTTTTGTGAGCTGAAGAGTGGTAGGCCACTCCTCGTCAATCACGAGCGTCCTGCCGTCCAACCCCCCTTCCGAGGTGAGCGAATCCTGTTCCGTCTCGAACAGGGTCTGTACGAGAGCAGGGCCGGACGATATGCCGCCCTGCCGACGGAGGGAAAGCCACTCCCCGATTGCGTCTTGCAGGACGGCTTCAGCCGTCGAGAGCGCGAATCCCTTCCGCCCCACCATCGAACGCCCGGCAAGGGCGGTCCAGATGACGACCGGACGCCCGTCCGGCTGCATTACCTTGCCGTTGATTGCAGCGGAGTACAGGGCCAGCATTGCCGCATGAACCCCAAGCGGGTCCGCTTCCGTGTGCGGCATCGCGGTCCTGACTGCCGCGCCGATAGGTCCGTACCCCATCAGCTTGTATCGAGACTCCTCGTCCATTACCTTCCTATCTTCAGTTGAGTTGGCACGTCACATCAGACTGTGAGCGTCCATGGATCGAGCCGGAAACTACCCCTTTTCCCGGCTCTCACCAAAGCAGCTCAGACTGATTCCCTACTCGAAATCAATCCGCACATATAGCGGCCCCTCATGCCCCAACGCGCGGGCAATCCAGGTAGCGGCCTCGCGATAAGAGCTAAGCCCGTATCTAAATGGCCACGGCTCACGGTCCTCCTCGTGTCCGTCCCATTCGGTCGTATCCACGTAGTAGCGGCCATCCTGCCGACCGATACGCGCTTGCCCGTTCGGCAGGATGACAATTGCCTTACCGGGCTCCACAACGTCGACGGTTACGACGGTTGACGGATCGACACTCACTCGCTCTTCCTCCTTTTACGCTCCGCCGTGTAGGCGCGAGCGGCTGCACTTACCAGGGAACGGGCCGCATGGTGAGGATCGGCGTACCCGTTTGCTGTTTCTCCGATGCCCTCGCAGAGGGCGGTGAACGCCTGGATACGGGCGCACGGAGACCCCATGCCGGCGGCAGCCCTAGCCTGATATCGAGCCGATCTCACATCAAGCTCCCAAGCCTTTATCGCGCTCACCGCCTGGCCTCCCGTTCCGTGACCCAATGAAACCCCGTATTCTTCACGTACTCGGCTGCAACAGAGACAGGGTCAACAACCCAATCCGCCGTGACTAGTTGGTAAAGGCCCAAAACGCGGGCAGCCAGTGCATCCAACGTGGTGTCCCGCAAAGTACCCTCGGGCATCGGCTCGGGGGTGACGGCTCGGTAAGTTCCGTGCTCTGTCAGATCCGCGGCAGTCCTTACCGTCACATCGAACAGTGACATTCCGGGAGTCCATCGGACATCGAGGCGAAAGGTGAATCCTTCCGCCTCCCCAACTGCAACGTGCGTGTGTTCCACGTAGCGCATGTTTCCCCTTTCGTTAGTAACCCGAGCAAGGAACGCGGAGAGCTACCCCTATTCTCCGCGTCCCAAGCTCAGCCGACTAGCGAGCGTTGCTCAGCCACGCGCCTTTGCGAGGGCCTCCACAGCGGCAGCCTGAATATCCTTGGGGAGGCATCCCGCGTGCCTACGGGCACGCCGCATGTGGCTGTAGAACATGACCCCTTCCCAGTTGTTCCCGTTCTCCTGGCATCCGAGGATGCATCGCACGCGCCAGTGCGTGTCACTGCCCGGGTAGGCGGCGAGCGGCTCCCAGGCCAGTTCGTAGATTCGGGCGAGCGCCTTATTTGCTGCCTCCACATTCCGCTTGCTCGCCCCCGTCTTCAGTACGGGGTCAAGGTCGGGAGCCTCGGGGGTGTGCTCAGTCATTTTCTTTTCCCTTTCAGTTAGGTACCGAGCAATAGGCGCGGAGAGCTACCCCTTATCTCCGCGCCCAAAGCTCACTGCCTAGCGGCGGGAGCGGCACTCACGGCAGTACCTGCATGGGTCGACCAAACGGATACCGTCCTGCCTGTATATTTCGGCGGCCCACCCGGTGAGTTCGGCCGAAGCGACCGATTCCAGGTCTGCCACAGCCGCAGTGAAGAGGTCGGCTCCCTCGGGGTCGACCTCCCGCCAGAAGGACAGGAGGCCGTCCCGGTGCCGTATCGCTTCCTCTCGCTCCTCTACGGAACGTGCAGCTAGTACAGGGCCGGAGGACCCCGACGGATAGGTGTTGTATCGCGCTCCTTCCGCACTGGCGTAAACCCAGTAGCGGAGGTTGATGGCGATTGTCTGAGAGGAACGACGCATCAGCCATTTTCCTTTCCGGGGTCGATGGGGTCCCAGCCATCGCGCTTGTCATAGGACAGCCACGTTTCCAGCCGCTCCCATTCGGGAGTGAGGACAGGAAGCACGTTCATGGGGATGTATGCCCACGTCAGCAGGTCATCCGTTCGCCGCCAGTCCCTGAGGATCTGGCCCCGGTAGAAGTCGGATCGCTCCCCCTCTGCACGCCGAATCAAGCCAGGCAGATACACACCCTGCCCGAGATTCAGCGCCACTCTTTCTTCCACACTCATTCCTTTCCCCTAGGCCCTGAGTTTTTCTCTAGAGGCCCAATATCGAGGGCGGGGCACTTCCCCGCCCCCGGTATTGCGTCGCTAGCTAGTCGTCATCGCTATATGGCTCTGCCTCGCACCCATCAACGTCCTGCGAGCAAACAGGTTCGTCGCAGCAGAGCGTTAGCCCGCGAATGTGCACATAGAGCGTTGCTCCACACCCCGCGCAGTGGGCAATGGTGGTGCAGCCGATTGAGGAGCAGTCCATTACGCCGAAATCTCCGGCAGTTCCTCAGTGATGTACTGACGTTCGAACTCACGAATACGCTCGGCCGCTTCCTGGAATTGGTCGCCTCCCTGATTGATTCGGGAAACGTACGTCACGATGCACGGGGACTTAGGAAGGAAGTGCCCCGGGCGTCGTTCCGTGATGACACGCACGCTCCCGTCATCCATCTGCGCTACGGACGTGGCGGCAAGCGCTACCGAGCCGCCCAGTACGAACCGCTTGCGGCGGACAACCTTCCGAAGAATGACCTTGTCGGTGTTGAGGTCCTGCATTGCGTTTCTCCAGTCTTCCGCCCGTAGGCGGACATGAGAAAGGCACGGAGAGCTACCCCTAATCCTCCGTGCCCAACGAACCTGATTCCGCGGTGGCCTTGTGCCGGCGGACGGACTACTTCCCCGGTACGAACCGCACGGCGCACGCGCCTGCCCGCGCCAGAGGTGGACGGGATGCGCGCCGCACCCCGAACCTCCAAACATTCGGAGTTCCGCACCAAGCGAGCTTGTGGCGGTACTTTCTTACAGAGTCGCGCTTAGTGGTCACAATCTCTCCCCTAATGGCAGGTGCAAGCGGTTCCGGCGAGCTTTCGACCTGCCGCAATGGCTTCCCATGCGATGTCTTCCGCAGACATAGCCGTTTCGCTCACCGCATCGGAAAGCTGTCGATAGAGTCTGTTCAGCTCATCAAGTGCCGCATGCATACGGCACTCCTCCGACTCCTTGGACATCACAGGCTTTCCCCTCTCCTCTTGAGCTCACGACACAGCACGCGGTATGTGCGAATGTCTGCATTGCGGATGTTCCAGGGTCGGTAGGCCCCGCAGTGATCGAGCTGATAGCGCTTGACCCTGATTTCATCCCGGATAAACGGGGTCGACATGGCTACGACTTCCCGCCAGAACTCCCGACGAACAGCGGCCAACATGCGGGCATCCCGGTTTCGGAGCGATCGCACCACTTCCGCACGCTGTACAGGGTCGTTCATGTTTCCGTACATCGATCCGTACATGCCGAGGTAAGCGGCGTAGTCGCGACGGCCCTTCCGCCGCGTGAGTACGTAGCTCACTTGGTCCCCACAAATTCCGCTTCAACCTCCGCCACACCAGCGGCAAGGATCACGTATCCGGTTTCCTGAAGCGTCTTAAGGGCCGCCTCAACCGCCGGACGCCCCGTTTCCCGCAACTCCTTTCCCACGTAGGGGAATTCATGGTCAGAGTGTTCGTCGTCCCACACTCCGAGCATGAGCCGTGCCACCTCATCCAGGGAATCGGTTTCAACCTGCCAATGGCCCTGAGAACCGTTCCTGATGAGCCCAACCCAGTACATGTGTAGCCTTTCGCTTCCTACCGCCGTACGCAGTAGACAGAAGGGCGCATGAGATCTACCCCTAAACTCATGCGCCCGTGCTGCCGACTACGGCTTAGCGCTTGCGGTAACGCACCTTGTCTAGGTTGAGTTCCACGAATGCAGGACCCATCCCGTAACTTGCGGCGTACCTAACCGCATCCTCGTATCGGTCGAATGGCGTATGCCAGTGCGGACCAATGTGAGCGACGTACATGCGCACTTCTCCCTTACTTCACGGACTGGTAAGTCGTGTCCGGCTCGCCGGTCTGCCGATGCGACTCGCAGCGAGCTTGGCAGTAAAAGTGCCGATCGCCTTGCCGCTCCGTGCACGCCCAGTGCGTCACGGTTTCTTCACAGAATGGGATACACCTGATGCCCTCTACTGCCGCGTAGCTGCTGTAGTGGACTCCAACTCGATTCGCCATTTTCGCTCCCTCTCTACGGTGCGACGCAAAGTCGCCCGGAACCGTCCTCCCACACCTCAGGCCCGTTGCGGGTCTCAGGTGCGCATATCCCTTCCATGAATCCGTCATTGAACGAATCCACGTGTGTGCCGTCGCCCGGAATGACGAGGCCGAGCAGAAATCCTGCCAAGAGGCAGACCACGGCCGCCCCAATGCACGTGAACCGCATAGCCTTAGTACCTTTCCGTGCGGACAGAGCCGCTACGGGCACCGACGACAAACCCAAGGTCGGGATCCTGGGCATAGGTCCACCCCTCCGCCCGCTCATCCCAATAGATCGCGTAAAGGGTCATAGAGTCCTCATCCGTGCACCCGGGGAACAGGAAGGAATCCATGACGGGTTCCCCCTTGAACACGCCGTTTTCCAACTCCACTTCGGTCACGCTCTGAAGCCACGTACCCGACCCATTGACGCGGTCGCGGAACGCTTCCCGCGCAGTGTCGATGCTGCGGAACAGCTCGATTCGCTCACTCATGTACGACGAATAGCTAGGGCCGTTGTAGGTAGCAGCCCAGCGGTATCCGTGAAACGTCTTTGCTCGCACGTTGTCCCTCTCTTTACTCCACTACGTCTGTCGTAATGGGTGAGAGGGTGCACGGAAATCTACCCCTAGTTGCCGTGCACCCGACTCCCCTACGAAAGAGGGCAGGGCTCTGCCGTTGCCGGCCTAGCTACCCAATGGGGACCACGCGAATGTTGCAGCCGTTTACCAGCGCGTGACCCGTTCGGAAGATGTCCACCTTTGCCCGCCGAGAGACCCCGTGATGAGCGATGCTCTCAGCGAAAGCCTGCACGGTGTCGATCATGTTTCCCCACGCTCGCACGGTATAGACGAATGACTCACTGTCTTCCGTGATGCTCACGCGGAACATGTCGTGATTCAGGTTCTCGCGGTGAAACGAGAACGTATTGAGCGGAACCAACCCGCGTGCCTGCCGCGTGTCAGCCTGAAACTCTGCCGCTACCGTGGTCATGGTTCGCCCCTCAGCTTTCGATGCGGGCATTGATGACGGACGGGAAGAACTCCCGCTTGTCTTCACCACGGCACCACCACAGTTCCTTGTGGTCGGCCTCACTGTGTTCGCAGGGCCGAGTGATGAGCACTCGACCTGTGCTGTTTCCCTCCGCAGGACGAGAGATCATGACGAACGTGTACTTCTCATCTCGGGACGTCGATACTGCGTCCCCCGGCTTGATCTCATCGCCCGTGCTTTCGTCTATGAGACGAGACATGCGCACCCCTTAAAGGTGTCTCCCTGGTCCCTCAGGACCCTTGCAAGTGCCTACCGACACTCCCCCCGACTCACTCACTCGGAGACGCTTAGAGACGCGCACAGCAGGATTGGTGAGTATCAGTCACCTAACCTCTGTCACGCCGTGCCACGTCAGTTGAGTGTGTGAGCCGTAGGCATTGCAGGTTGGTACTTCCTCCCGTACGTCCCGGAAGGTGGCGTGAGAGTCAAGGTGTGTCGGTAAGCCCCCGACACTGGCGGTTTGAATAAACACCTGAGGGAATGTGCTTGCGTGATCATTGATCATCGTTGGCGTCACACTGTGGAGTTATCAAGGAGTCAGCAGGCAGCCTCTGTGCATGGCCCTGTACGTGTCCGGATAGGAAACTGTGCGTCGGTTACGGCTAGGCCGCCCTACGCGCTCTCAGGGCCGTTTCTGGGCCCGGTGAGTGATGACCACTCACCCGCGCTCTAAGTGGTGGGGATCGTGCGTTCATCTCGCTTGCCTCCTTTCGTGTCCGCCCCGTTCGGTTGGGGCGGTTGGTGATGTGGAGGACACAACCCGAATTCATCGCAGGACGCAAGTGAGGGTGCAGCGTGGATCGAGGAAGCGCACGCGCGCACGTTGGGCAGCGCTAAACCGCAGGTCAAAAGGCATGTGCCGCGCCGCCGGCAAACGGACATTAACTCACAAAAAGGCCGCATCGCAGGACGCAAGTCCTTTGCCTATGCTTTACCTTGGTGCCCATTGTGCCCCATTACGTACCCTCGGAGCGTGAATATGAAAGGTTCTTGCATAAATGAATCTGACGCACTGTCATTCGGGCATATCTGCCCATATCTATTTATGCAACAACCCTACATATCCATCTCTGACGCATAGTCAGGCATGAGCTATGTGCCCTTATGTGCAATATGCGGGTGACGCAGACCACAATGTGACTGCATGTCAGAGAGCACATTCCCTCAATCTGACTGCACGTCATCTCGCACGCCCATTGCTGAAGGCATGTCAGATGGGAACGCATGTCATCTAATGCACCATCACTTGACAGGACGTCACTCGGCAGGCAATTCCACTCGCTATTGATGCACCAATTAGGTGATGCAGCATTATCATTCACAAGCGCACAAGTAATTAATGTTACCGCACCCCCATGTGATGCATATATACGGGGGTAATATAACGAAAATGCTGTCATGAGGACCGCAGGGGCGCCTTCCTTCCATCGTGTACGGGTTTCATCATCTTCACAAGGGCACAAGCCGTGCCCCCTCGGACCCTCCCCCACAGCCGGCACACCCTCACCGCGGCCCCCTTCAGGCCCCTGAGGGCCTCTAATGTTGCCTCACTTGGGTGCGGTAACAACAACATTGATGACCTCGGTCACAGTACTGTCCCGGAAGTCCCGACAGGACACGTACGTTATCTATGGCGGGGTTGCTCTATACCCCGCCTCAGAGCATGGAAAAGCCCCACCCTGGCCTGAACCAGGGTGGGGCATGGCGGCTCTCTACACCTACGAATGCCGCCGGTGTCGCGGCAGGCAGTAGGCATATCCCGAAGAATTCAGGCGTGCGTCTCGAACGGGGTGCCAGTAGTCAGGGAGCCAGCCCAGGAGAATTGCCAACTCGTCCCACTCGTCCTTCTTTAGATACGAGTCGCAGCGGGCGCATGCGAACCACGGCTGAGCATGATGCTTGACTGTTGCCACGTCTCCGGCTGCGTTGATCGTCCTCGGGAAGGACACTTCTCCCACGGGATAGGCCCAGGCGATCTCTTCAGCCTGGCACCAGTCACAGCAGGTGGGAGCCCAGCTCATCGGGTACGGCGCGTTCAGGGGGGTCAGGTCGGCCATGGCGAGACTCTACCCCCAGCAGGGAGACCACGAACGAGGTTCCGTCAACCAAGCGGCGATTGCCTTGGAGATCGGTGCGCCGGTTTGCAACTCAACGAAACCGAACTGCCCCTTGGAATTGATCTCCAGGAAGTTGAACTCCCCATCCTCGGTAATGGCAAAGTCCAGGGCCCCATATACGAGACCGTAGGCGGCCATGAACTCAAGCGCTGACTTGCGCAGCTCTGGCGGAATTTCTTTGATCTCCCACCGGCAGTCTTCCGTGGGTTCAAACCGCCAATCCAAGACGCCGGCAGGCGGAGTGATGAAGCAAGGGAAAAGCTCAGTACCCACGACGGTCAGCCTCAGATGTGCCACGGCCCGCACCTCGTGCTGAAGGCAGGTCGCAGAGTGACTTACCCCCGAGAAGTCCACACCTTTTTCCACCCTGCACGCAGGAAATGTAAGGGGCGGATTCTCCGGGTGTCGACCAGAGACAGACTTCACGATCAAGTGTTCCGCGCCCTGGGCAAACTGTGCGGCTTCCTCCGGGATGGTGGTGAACAGGGAGGTGGGCACTGTCATGCCGACCCTCCTTGCCGTCACTAGTTGAGCCACCTTGTACTGAGACCGGGCCACGGAGTCGGGGGGGTTCATCCAGGACACATCAAGGGCCCGTAGAGCCCCGTACAGCGCACGCTCAGTCTCCAGTGACACCCATTCCGGCTGTACGGCCGCGTCGCGGCCTGGAGGGCCTGGACGACGTATCCAGACGGAGCGGATATCCGAGAAAGTCACGCGCCTTGTCTCAGTCGCGATGTGGCCGACGACCCCGCCGCCCGCAGTAATGCGGGCGGCGAAGTCCACACGGCCGGGGCAGTCGGCAGGGTCAAGCCGCAGGACCGGGGTGCCGGCTGCGGCAAGGTGGCGGATCACCATGTCTGCCGTTACGTCTTCCTCCGACGTGAGGACGAGGACGGTCATCCCTAGTCGTCGTCGCTGTGCGTCCGGCTGCCCGCCGTGGAGCTGGTGGCAGCCGTGCCCATGAGGAGCGGGTAGTTCTCGGCCGCCAACGTACCGTCAGGGCAGACGTTCATCTGCTTGTTCTTGTCGTAGGTGTAGGGCATCGCGGGTTCCGCCTCGCGCGGCTGCGCGTAGGTCAGAGCGAAGGCCGTAGCAGTCATGAGACATCCCTTCTGTTTGCTTTCCAAAGCGGTCTTCACAGCCCGCCCCACCGCCTTCCGTCCCCACGGAGGGGCAATGGGACGGGCCTTCAACTTGATGCCCTGTCGACTCAGGGCAATACCCACCCCGTGAGGAATGGGGGACTGCCCACCCCTGCTCGACTGGCCGGATTGAGTAAATGGGACGGCCGTCAACAGCAGGGGTGGAGATTAGGGGCCCGCTCCGGCCTCCCCAGAGGCCGGAGCGGGACTTACCCGACTCCCCAACGGGATCCCAGAATCGCGGGGGGAGACAACGCGTCCTGGTTACGTCCGTCAGGAAGTCGGGGGTCAGTGAAACTTTTCGGTTTCGGCTAGAGGTCTCCGGTTGAGGGAGTAACCTCCCCGCGGAATGTGAATGAACGAGAGCCTGTGGTTCCCGTAGCAGTCCTTACCCCAGAGGGCCACCAGCTTTCCGCCACCCTGGCCTTCTGGAATGAACCGGAGGGCCATTGCATGACGCTGGTCCCGGTTGTGTGGCCTTAGTTGGCACGCAAGAACATCCGGAACCACTCCGCTGTACCGGCGAGACTCGGGGTGGCAGCGTCTAGACAGCTCCTGTTGGTGCTGCCTCCACCAGGCCTCGGCCCCACAAAGGCGGAAGGTTTGGCTATCCAGCATCTCTCTGCCTGTTCAGGGTGGCTCTCTTGGACCAGAAGGCGTCTGCGGGAATGTTGGTCAGTTCCGGGTGCCGGCGGCCCACGTCGTCGGGCCCTTCCTCGATCGTCGGAAGTTCGTCAGCCCTCTGAATGAGCACCTGGTCCAACGCGGCGCCCGCGGCTTGCAGGAGTTCCGGTAGTGCGACAAACACCGCGTCAGCGCGTCGTTCCTCAGGGCTTTCGTACTGATCGGCTGCAAGTCGCTCATTGGCTCGGTTCATCTGGAAGCCGAGTTTGATCAGCGCTACAGCCTCGGGTCCGAGGTCCCAGTCCTCATCCTCAGCGCTCATCTCGGCCTCCCTCTCCACGCCTGGCTGACCTCTGCATGGTTGGCCTTGCGAAGCCTCATGGGCTCAGCAGGCCACTTCTCGCCGCCCTTGAGGGGTCGGACCCAGCAGGATCCGATCTCGTCAACGAAGGCCCGCAGGAGCTGCCCCGTGAACTCGTCTACGACAGCTTCGCCGGCAGCAGGTACGTACCCGGACTGGTGGATCACACCTGCCTCCTCAGGCCGTCCTGTACACGCTCCAGGAGCGCCCGGGTCAGAGGCGGGTAGTCCCTCGGAACCTGCTCCGGATCCGGCAAGAGCCGATGGAACAGCCGCAGATCGACGGCTTCGGCCAGCTCGGCCAGAGGAGTCGATCCCGGATGCCGGTAGGGCGTGCCGGATCGTGTGCCGGTCATGGGGGCGCGCCTCGCCTTCCTGGTCACCGTGCAGTTGCGGCTTCTGGGTCCAACCCTCCCCCTCCGCTGGCTACGCTGACCAGGGGTTCCATTCCTACCGTTCAAGAAATAGGTATGGGGAGGTACGGGTGTCACGTCCACCGAAGGAGCTTGGGCAGCCAGGCACCATCGAAGAGGCCATCGGGAAGGCTGTGCAACGGGCCCGCTTAGCGCGTGGGTGGTCTCAGACGGAGCTAGGCAAGCAGCTCCACGTAGGGCCCGGCAGGATCGGGCACATTGAGAACGCTGTGACCCCGCCGACTGTCGGGCAGATCGAACAGCTAGACGACGTACTTGGGTTGGGCGGCGCGGTTACAGACCTGATTCCTTTTCTCAGCAAGAGCACCCACCCGGACTGGTCGGCCCCCTTCCTGGAGCTTCAGGCCCGCGCTGAGGTGATCAAGGAGTTCTCAACGATCATCCCGGGCTTGCTTCAGACCCCCGGTTACGCACGTGCACTGATTGAGTCAGGCATCCGTGTCACCGGAGAGGGCAACGCCGATCAGCGGGTAGAGGCTCTCATCGAGCGGCAGACCATACTTGATGATGACGAGCCGCCGATGTTGTGGGTGATTCTGTCTGAGGCCGCGTTGCGGCAGGTGATCGGCTCCCGGGACCTGATGGCCGCTCAGTTGGCCCATGTGCTGGGCCTGGCCGGCAGAGGCCAGGTCCACGTTCAGGTGATCCCCTTCAACAGGACTGAGCCCGCCGCAGCGGTCGGCAACTTTTCTCTGTTGCTCATGCCGGACGGCAAGCGGTATGCCTATGCGGAGGGGCACTTCATGGGGAAGCTCATGGAGGATGAGACCGAGGTGACAGCCCGCCACGTGCTCTACGATCGGCTCCAGAAGCGGGCGCTGGATCCGGCCTCGTCGGCCGAGCTGATCGGCACCATCATGAAGGAGTACGAGCAATGAGCCAGCCTCAGTGGCGGAAGTCCAGCTACAGCACGGCGGCAAGTGACAACTGCCTGGAAGTGCTCGACGGGGCCGTGATCAAGGTGAGGGACTCGAAGCTCTCTGAGAGCAGCCCCGTCCTCTCCTTCGGTGACACTCAGTGGGCGGACTTCGTCGGCTTCGCCAAGGATCAGGTCTGAGAGACCGCGTACACTCAAAAGCTGAGGACCCTCCCGCTACCCCTGGGAGGGTCCTCGCGCGTTTCCGGCAGTCTCTAGACCGCTGCGGCCCGCACTTCCTTCGGGAGCCGGTAGAAGCTGCTCTCTGACAGTCCGAGTGCCTCAGCGACAGCAAGCCCTGTCACCTTCTCGTTCTGCCCCTTCAGCTCCCTGACAGCCGCCGCCACCATGTCGCGGGTGACTGTCTGGACCCTGCTCCTGCGGGTCCTGGTGTTGAGAGCCCTGCCAATCTCCTCCGCTGCTGCGCTCGCCTCGTCGGTGACAGTGGCAGCAACCTGAGTGAGAGTGTCACCCTGCCTAGTGACAGCCTCAGCACGAGCAAGGAGCGTGGCAGTCTGGGCGCTGTGGGAGTCCAGGAGCTGAAGTGACAGGAAGTCCACCAGGTCCTGAAGGTCTCCCATCTTCTCGTCGGCAGTCTTCACCTGAGAGGGCGTCTCTGCCATGTGCATGAGATGGGCGATGACCAACGGAGGGATCGAGCTGACAGCCACCACCAGGGCGGCGCTGCTGCCCATGTAGTCCTGCTGAATCAGGTGCGAGATCGACTGAGCGCAGATGGCCAGGGTGAGAGCAGCCACCGCGCCGACGAGAGCCGTCCATACTCCTGGGAGCTTGGCCTTCCGGCGGTGGGCGGCGATGGCAGCCGCCGCCAGAGCGTAGACCGATACACAGACCGGCATGGCGTAGGCGTAAGTCTGGGACCAGCCCGCTGTACGGGCTAGGGCTATCTCTCCTGGGATGGACATGAACAGGGCACCGAGGCAGGCGAGAGGGATGGCCACTCGGAGAACCGCTTTCACGTACCAGGGCAGGGCAGAGCTGGACACAGGTGTGCCTTTCAGGTGGATGTGGAGGGGTCAGGCGTTGGTGCGGCAGTCGGCGCAGAGGTCAGCCGTGACGCCCAGGCGGAAGGGCCTGCCACAGTCTTGGCACTGAGAGCGCTGCACGCGAGGGGCGGCAGGCGCTGCCGGCTGACGGATCTCTGCCTTCTCGGGCTGGAACTTCTCAAGCCGGTGCGTCACCAGAGCTGCCGCGGATTCGATCGTTGCGGGAAGCGCACGAGTGAGAGCAGTGATCACCTCCATCTCGTGAAGGCCATCACTGAGCCACTTGGCAGCCTTCGGCGCGAGCCGCATGACTTCCTGAGGAGACAGCCTCAGCCGACGCTCGAAGCTGCCCAGGCGGCCGAGGGTTACGACAGCCCGAGCGGTCACCGCGTCAGCGGTGCCGGAGGCGCTGTTGTCGTTGTTGCTGTTGGGAGAAGCAATCTCCTCCCCCTCCTGCTGCTGGCTCTCGCCCTCGCAGCCTTCAGGCTCCGGGGCGGCCTCGGGGAGGAGGTCATTTCCCTCTTGTACTTCTCCCTTGGGATAACCGCCGACAGCCTGACCAGTCGGCAGACCGACCGTCGGCATGTGGTCAGTCGGGGAGTCCGTGACGGAGGTGAGGGTGACCCATCGGCCGCTCTCAGGGTCCTGCACCCGGGCCCGCTTCACGTAGCCAGCGGCAACCAGCTCGTTCATGGCGTTGGAGACAGTCCGCCGTCCGTTGGGCACGGCAGAAGTCACACGCTCGACCGTGACGCGGTTAGCGTCCGGGAGCGACAGGAGACGGGTCAGCAGGCCGACAGCCTCAAGGCTGAGGGAGCTGTGACGTGCGATCTCATTGGGTATCTGGACGTAGGCACGGGTGTGCCGGGTACGCTGGACCTGCAT